CGCGGGCGGTTGGGAGGCCGTCGGGGGAGTGCTGGTGCCGCCGGAGCCGTTTCCGTTGATGTTAACTGTTATGTCCCTTTCGGCCATTGTTATTTGCGTTAAAAGTCATCCAAGTTGATATTCTCGTAGTCTTCGTCGATCTCCTCTTGACTCAGTTTAACAACCCGTGAATCGTAGTCGTCGCCCATTGCGTCACGCTCCGACTGCTCTTGCGCAATACGCTTCAGCAACACCTCTTCACGGTACTCGCGTAACTGGTCAAAGAAACTCATCGCCCGGTGACGTGGCGACCCGTAGGCTACACGGTATTTCCTCCGCCACCAAAGGTCGATCGGGAACTGACTCAGCCAGCGTTCGACGCCACGGTCAGTGACGTCATTCAGCGTCGGCTCCGCCCTTTGCGTTGAGAGACGGCTGGGCATTTCCTGCCTCATACAGTTTCGACATCATCGAGTTATACCACGGAGCGATCTGCTGCTTGTACCAAGCCGTGAGTTCTGACGCCAGCCCAGAATCGACGCTCATCAGCGACTGCCCTTCAGGAAGGTTCAGTATGTTGCGTACGGCTTTGAGTTTGATCTCGATGAAGGCCATGGCGTCGATCACGTCCACGGCGTAGATCATACTCTTCACACCGCTGGCCAGCATAACGCCGTAGCGTCCGCCGGAGTATGCGGTTTTGAGGTTCTCGATGTCGATCATCTCGCCGACGTTGGGGAACTTGACGTTGAGTTTCGCACCACGGAACTCAACCGCTTTCACCTCGGAAAGTTGTTGTTTGTAATCTTCCATTTTAGACTATTTTGTTTAACAATAAAGAGAGCACCACGGGCTTTCCGTAGCACTCTCTTTATACTTGGTGTTGGTAGATAACGCGGCGTTACTCGCTGATACCGTCAAAGAGGATCGGGCTGGTGTACTCAAACTCGGTATCACGTCCCGAGATCTGACCCTCTTGGATGTCAAAGCCCTCGCGGGTAACGAACGCGCCTTTCACCAGCGCAAACGTTTCGTAGGTGGCCTTCACCATTCCGGTTTCGGGGTCTATTTCGCCGTCTTTGACCTTACGCTGAACAGCGAACTCCAAGCCCTCTTCCTGAAGCAGGATGGCGTTGGCCCACTCTTCGACGCTGGTAGTCTGGCGGAAGGTTCCCTTCTTGGACACGTTGGCCAGACGGTTGAAATTGATGGAGTACGAACTGCAACTCAGCGATCCGCTCCATTCCACCGCCGGAACCTCACTGGGTGTGAGGCTACCGAGGCCGACGACCCGCCCGCGACGGATGTTCTCCGTGATGCGGACGTTCTTCATCTTACCGACGGCAACGCTGTTGATGCGGATAATCGCCAGCGGTGCAGTCATTACTTTCTTATTCGACATATAGCGCTCCTTTCTTTAATTACGAGTTGAAAACATAGTCGAGCATGTTCCCGACGAAGAACGTCTTGTTGACCGGAACGTTCGGGACGAAGTCGTACGTTACCTTGTAGTCGCCGTTGCGGGCCGAAACCTTCACGTTCTTCCACGAGATAATCAGGTTGTCATCACCTACTTTGGCCACAAGCGACGTGAGTTTGGTTTCGGTGAAGTCCTTCACGGTGTTGGGCGAAGCCTGAGCCGCCGTGTTACCAGTGAAGCGCGTCTGGCCTTCGAGGATCAGTTCCTTGTTCAGCTGAGCCTTAATCAGAGCGATCGACAACTCGAAGGTTTGGCCGTCCTCGGAGATGGTCTGCTTGTTGTTCTGAAGCGACGTGATACCCTGATTAACGCGGTAGTAACCCGAAACCTCGCGGACGTGCATGATACCAGCCTGAAGGGCCTTCACGCGCTCGCTGAACGTGAGGTCATAGGCATAGGCGTCGTATCCCACGCGCTTGAACGTAACGGGAGTCTGGGCAGCCAGACCAGCGTTCAGGCCCATGATAGCCGCGGCGAGGTAGATCGACGGCAGGTTCTTGGTGCCGTTGCCGTCCTTGCGCGGTACGGTAGGGGCGAACCGTGGGTGACGATGACCTTTTCGTCGTTGTAGTGCACGGCCAGTGCCTGCGAAGTCTGGGTGATGGTGTTGGTTGTCAGCAGATCGGCCTTTCCTTCGCCGCCGGGTACAAACATAAACTCGTCAAACTTGGCGTCGTTCTTCAGGAAGGTGAACAGTTTACCGTTGGACGAAGCCTTGGCGCCGTTGACTACACCGTAGTCCGTACACAGGAAGAACGTAACCTCCAACTCGCGGATAGCCTCCAGCACGTCGGGGTAGTATTCGTTCTCGCCCTTCGACCCTTGATACGACGTAGTGCCACCAGCGAACAGTGCCGGAGCGGTTACTTTGAGCGCGGTCGTGCCTACATAGCCTGCACCCTTCGACGGGCGGAAGTTGGCCATGACCATCGACGACGTCAGCAACCAGTTGTAAAGTTCGTCGTACGTTCCAATCTCACCCGACTGGGCGACCATCTCACCATAAGCGTCAGCCAGCGAATAGGTGCCGTAGGGTTCACCTGCGGCGTCCGTACCGCGGTAGTTGCCCCGGTAGATGGTGACGATGAATTTCGACGTGTCGTCAACGCCTGCCTTAATCGCGAGGGCGTAGCCCACCTTGAGGTTCTCCAGCGTGCCGTTCGACAGTTCGCTCATATCGCCTTCAGCCACACCGTTACCAACCGCACCTTCGTTCAAACACGTCAGGACGATAGAATTGGTGTCAGCGCCGATACTCAACGTTGCAGGCGTGGTCTTGGCTGCACGGGTATAGTACAGACGCGGCGTACCCAGCGCACCGTCGATCGGCGTGAATAGCTTTTGAGCGATGTCGGTGATCATACCGCCACCCATAAAGTCCGAGAAGTCCTCGAAATTCTCGAAACTGTAAATGGCCTTGCGCCCGGAAGCGTCAACGCCGGCAATACCTGCGCCACCAGCGAATTCGTACGTTGCATCGTCCACCGTCTCCTGAGAGAGACCCGTGTCGATAATCATCACGCGGCCAAACGAAGCCACGTTGACTACCGAAGTAGGCTGGTAGACAGTGATCGCGTACGAACCCGGCTCAACGTAGGTTTTGCCATTCATCGTTACCACAGTACTCATAATGTTGTATGTTTAGAAAAGTTTGGTTTTATTCGGTTTTACCGCCGCCGGGGATTATCACTTCACCGCCAAACGGGTCGCAAATGTTATAATTGTAGCTGATGGCCTTTACGACTTGGGCGCGCAATCTTGTTGGAACAGTGACCTCGTATTTGAACGCCAGCGTGAGGGCTTTGTGGAATACGGTTGGCGGGATGATATCCTGCTGGAGGATGATATCGCCGCCCGATACCCGCGGGATGCGTAATCCTACCAAGTCGAGGTTCGGAGCGTACATCAGCAGCATGGATTTCAACACGTTGTAGGCAATCATAGCCTCGGATGAATTATCCGACGTGATGAGAATCTGGTACTGCGCATCCATCCACTGCGTGTACATGAATTGCTCGGCGTCGGCGTCCCACTCCTGCCCCTCACCCAGCGGGGCATTAGAGGCTTGTTCGCCGGGCAAAATGATATGAACGGCGAGGGCTGTCGTTACCTGAGCGTTGTATCCCAAATGGACCTCCAAATTCGCCGGGTTAGAGAATATCTTGACCGCCTGCTTGAAGTAGTTGTAAGCGTTCATGTGGATAGGCTGGTCGTCTTCGTTGGCGCCAAGCAGCTGATACAAGATGGTGTTCTTGACGTCAGCGGGTAGCGTCATGGCGATATCGTCGCGTATCATCTTCACGATGGCGTTCAGTACGCGGGCGATTATCACTTCAGGCAAGATAATGGCGTCTACTTTCATAAGTTTTCCAAGAAATTAACCGATTCGTTGTGTACTATGGTTTCAACATCCGTCTGGTCGAGGGCCTTGTCGGCAAACCGTCGTGCGGCCAAACCGGGGAATATCCAACTCAGCGGGTCGCTGTTCTTCGACGCCCGGCGGAACGAAACGTACATATTCTGGGTGGTACGTGCGTACACGCCAGTCATCTTGGTGATGCCCTCGTAGATGGAGTGCTTACGCAGGTAAGCCCCGTATGCCGGCGAACGGTCAGTAGCTGCCACGGCACGGCGCGTAGTCGGTATGTTGTACGGCGAAGGAATCTGCGAAGCGCGTAACCGCTGCCCGGTAACGAACGTGCGTACCACGTTGTAAACCTCTTGAGGCATTTCGTCGGAGAATCCTGCTTGACCAACCGTGCCAGGCGTACCATGACGGAACGGAACAGTCATATACCAATCGCCGCCGGGCTTCAGTACCGTACCGTCTTTGCGTAGTACGGGAACGGTGTGGCGGACACGCGATGACCGTTGGAAATACTCCTTCTGGTCGAAAGGGGTTGCCCCGGCCTCCAGCATCACTGGTAGTTCCCCCGTGAGGACGATCGACTTGGCGAAGCGGCCACGGTCGATGATGTTGAGATTTTGGAGGTATTCGGGGCGTGTTGAATTGAGTCCCTGCTTGGCTTGAGCCTGCCAATTCGCATAGACGGCAGCCGTGACGGCCTGAACACACAATTCGGTCAGGTCGTCGATCTGGGCTTGAGTGAGTCCAAACTGGGCTCCTAAACCCGTGACGTCTATGTTGATGGGCCGTGCCATTATTTCACGGTGTTATCGTAGGGGACGTCGCCGTAGCGCATAGGCGGGAATACGTACTCCGCCTTCCGGCCAACGACCTTCACTGGCATGGCGGTCAACGCTCCACGATCCACAGCGCAGGGCTTACCTTCACGTACTTGCATGAGTTCGCGGTCAACGTCGATTATGTGATAGACGGGGTAGTGCTTGTAGCGAATGGAAACGGTCAAATTGCCGGCTTTAGCGTTAGGGTCGTTACTTTCTACCATGCCGATCAAATCCTTGTTGAAAACGACCCTGTTCTTGTCCACGCGGAACTCTGCCGTAGTGAGTGGCCGTAACGGTTCACCGTCGGCTACATGAAGGAAGATGTCGGTCACTTCCAAGGGTTCGTACACTGGGTAAGCGAACAGTTCGTTGCGGTAGATAGTCGGCCGGAGTATCTCAGAGAAATACCCCTCCAAGTCCAACAGCACGACGCGGTCCATGAACCCCATACGGTCAACAGCACGGGCCGTGATGGCGGCGGTGCCGATGTTGAGTTCGCTCCACTCTTCGTACTTGCGACGGTTACCCATGGTCTGGGCTATGAGGCGCGTTTCACGGCGATTGACGAAGAACCATCCTCGGCCGTAGCAGTTTTGGCACGTCGATGAGGCTTGACCGCTGGTCTTGTCCACGCACGGGCAGCGCATGGCGCGGTCGATGTAGGCGTCGTACCCCTGATCGTAGATAAGGCGTTCAAAACGGCCGACGTCCCAGCCCACGGCCGGACGCCCCGGTTGTGCGGGGGTCAGGCTCACGGGTGGGGTGTCAACGAGCGACGCGCTCAGTATGGATTGCTTTTTGGCCATTACAGTACATCAAACGCGATACCGCGGTATTGGTTCTTCAAATTCGGCAGTTGTTGATTCAGTTCGTCCAGATATAACTTGATGCGGCCGCCGAATAGGCCGCCTTGGGCCGAACGTGTCAACGGCGTGTTTTGTGACACACCGTCGAGTGAGATGCTCACCGACGACATGCCCACGCCGTAAAGTACATCGCCTATTACTGCCAGCACGTTCAACGCTGCTGCCTTGGCAATAAAGTTCAACAGGTCGGCGGGTATTTCGTCCCACCCGGTGACGTATTTCAACCGCCAGTAGTTAGGGATGTACTTTTGACCAAACCACCCCAAGTTAGGGGCAATACCGTTGTACACGTACGAGTTCTGCGTCATGATGGCACCCTTTCCGGAACCCGAATTGGGGATCAGCGAGATGTTACGGTACACGGCCACAGAAGCGATCTTCTTGATGGAAAGCCACTCGGAGGGGTAGCGGGTCTGCATTACAGAGTTGATGAAACCGCACAACGAACGAATACAGACCACGGGGTACATCGCGCGGATGAAACCCCAGTTGTTCCACTCTTCGCGAATGTAGTCGCGGCTCTCTTCGATGACCTGCTTTTTGAGTTTCACCGACAACAGGTGTTCTACCTGCGCCTGTGCTACCTTAATCTGGGTCTTGATCGAAGACTCCGAAACGCGCTGGCCATCGGGGGCACACATCGGAATGCCGAAAAGGTAGTTTTCGGCCAGTTCCGAAGGGCTTAACACGAGGCCTTCGTTCTTGTTATAGAGGATGTCTAATTGAAGAGTCATTTTGGTCTGTTTTGCGAGTCGTAACGGTGAGACGAGGAAACTACTCCTCGGCGGTGACAGCGGCCTTGTATTTCTTCACCAGGTAGGCTGCCATCAATTTGGGGTTCTTCTTGAACTTCTTGAACTCGTCCTCGGGATAACCTGCTTCGGCGGCGGTCTCGAGCATCTCGTCGAGTGACATGGCGCGAATCTGGTCAATGACGACCTTGTCCTGATCCTCGGCCGTAGCTTCGGCGGCGGTCTCCTCGGCGGCCTTTTCAGCCTTCTTTCCTGCAACGGCCTGCCATTCGGGCAGCGTCAGCAGATGTTTGGCGCAGGCTTCAGATACGTTGATCTCGCCGTTGCGGTCGATTTGAATAGTGCCGTCAACGGGGACAGCGAGGCGCGAACCGTACAGGGACGCATTGGTGGTTTTCAGTTTCATTGTAAACGATTTAATGAGAAAGCGGAGATGGGGCTACCCCCACCCCCGCTTCTCGGTTGAACGATTGTTTCGTTAGTTGGAGGCGCGTCCGATGTTGATCAGGCGGACCAACTTCTTCGGCGCGTACAGGAACGGCGTACCGTACAGCAGCACCATGAAGCGGTACGCAGGCGACAGGATCGCGAGGTCCATCTTCATCAGCGGAGCCAGCTGAGCGAACTCGATCACTTCGTTGTCGAACTGAACCAGGAAGGCCTGATCGCAGTCGGGCAGGAAGTAGTTGTTGTCGCGGCACAGATCGCCGGCAGCCCCTGCGTAACCCATCTTCAGCTGGGCCACCGAGATGTCGAAGATCGGGTACAGTTTGCTGGTCTTGTCGCCACCCTTCTTCGAACGGTACACGCGATAACCCGTAGCCGGGTGAGCGTTGTCCACGATCGAGAACTTGAGGTCAACGACCGACCCTGCAGTCACGGCTACCGGAGTCTCGTTCACCACCAGCGACGACTCGCCGTGGCGGTTGATAGCTGCGATAGCGTAGATGTAGTTGCCAGCGTCCTCCGAGTTGAACTTCGAGGTCGTCACGTCGGCAACAACCGTAGCCGGAGCGGCGGTGTCCCATACGGGAGCGGCGGGCGACTTGGGATGCGTCGACTGAGCACCAGCAACCTTGAACGGAGCCTTCTTGAAGAAGACGTCGTAGTTGAGGCCGATGCGGCCGAACTGCGAGTCGAACGCCTGAACGCGCTGACCCATGATACCGGCGCTGGTCTGGGCGGTGTTGGGCTGGATGAACTTGTTGCCATAGAACGTCTTGACGAAGTCCGACAGAACGGCGGGGGGAGCGTACAGCTCGGTTCCGAGGCCGTAGTTCTCGACGATCGAGTTGGCAGCCGTCTCGATGGGGTCCTCGGTCAGGCCACGACCGCGAAGGTCGATCACGTTCTCAGAGTTGAGGTAAGCGTCCAGACCGCTCCATGCGTCCGACTGCAGCTGCTGAGCCAGCAGACCGTTGAACTCCTGCGGGATGATGTCCGAGTTGCCGTAGTACAGCGACTTGTTCAGCTTGCGGAGAATCCACAGCGTACCGTCTTTGATGGTGCGCTCCATGATGTTGCCCACCATCGTGTTGACGAGGGTCATCTGGTGCGTAACCGACTTGGTGACGCCGAGGTATTTCACCAGCTGAGCCCGACGGATGTAGATCGAGTCCTCCTCGTCGGGAAGTTCGCCTTCGTTGGTGAAGCCACCGCGGTCAGCACCGTACGATGCCAACTGGTTGTACTCCTCAACGGTGTTGTAGGCGGCCTTTTTCGGCAGGTTCTTCCAGAGAACGATGTCGCTCTCGCGGAACGTCAGGTGCTTCAGAGTACGCTCCAGCGACTCCACCTTCAGCGGCGCACCGGAGGCATCGGTAAGGTTCGTCGTCTGACGACCCGTGATGTCGGTGGCTTCGAGGGCTTTGTTCAACGCAGCGACCTCTTCCTGACTGGACGAGCCGTACTGGGCACCACGCGCTTGGATGCCATAGTCGGCGAGATTGATAGAAAGTCTGTCCATGATTTGGAATTGATTATGTTATGGAATAGTTTGGGTGTTTCTACTTCACGATCTCGTATCCGGTTTCAGCCTTCAGACGAGCGATGATGTTCGAAGGAACGCCGTCTTCCGGCCGGGCCTCAAACGCCAAAAGCGCGTCACCGTACTCCTTGTCGTAGCCCTTGGCGAACGACGCCTGATCGAGCAGCGAAGCGACGGCCTTGGGGTGCTCCGTCATGGAAATACGGGTAATGCCGTCGGCCTTCTCGATGTCACCCTTGATGTCACCCTTGGCGAAAGCGCGGTCAACCACCGTAGCCGAACGCAGCGACTTCGGGCGCGGAACCTCGCTGCCGTAGCGTTCCAGTTTGGTAGAGAAGCCTTCGATGACCTCGGTCTGGCCTTTGATGACGTCTTCGAGTTCGGCGATGCGTTTAGCGTCCTCAGCGCGTTTCTGGCGGAGATCGTTCACCAGTACGGCGGTAGCTTTGATGTACGACTTGAAGTCGTTACCAATGCCCTGAATAGCCTTCATGAGGTCGTTGTCGGCGGCCTTCTTCATCTTGGCTCCGTTCTTGTCGCACTGCTCGAAGCCTTCGTCGTCGTCTTCGGTCTCCTCTTCGGATTCCTCCTTCTTGCCGGCCTTGGCATTTTTCATGTTGGCGGCGTTATGACGCGGCTCGTCGTCGTGGGTTTCGTCTTCCTTACCCATCTGGCCGTCGGCGTCGTCACCCTTTTGCACGTCTTCGGCATCGGCGGCAACCTTACCCTCGGGACTCAGCCCCAGAGCGTCGTATGCCTTCTCGATGTCCTCGGAAGTGATGGATTTGCGTTTGTTCATAACCGATATGTTTTTGATTAAAGTGTACACTTCTTGGGCGTTCGGTATTGTAATATTTGGAATGTCGCGGAAGATACATTCCATGACGGAAGATTTCGAGAACGTTTTCTTCGGTTGGCCGTCGACCGACTCAGGCATCAACGCTGCGCCACTGGACGTAGTAAGAGCCTTCTTCTCGGTGTCACCGCCACGCTGTTCGGCGTTGTCGTCCTCTTCCTCCAAATCGACCTCAATGCCGTCAGCGTCGATTTGACCTTTGATGATGTTGACGAACGTATGAGGATTCTTGGGCATATGGGTTACGGCCACGCCAGTGATAACGGCCTTAACGATCTTGTTGTAGAGGGGCGACTTCTTGTCGTTAGAAGCACGCTTCACAACCTTACCTTCGATGGAATACCCCAAGCGGCGCGTCTTGCTGTTTTCTTCGAGAGTTTTGGCCAGTTCGTAGACCTCATTGGCCATAGGCGACGAAGCGTACAGGTCACTCTCAATCCAAAGACCTTCGGGACGCAACTCGACCTTCGACGGCTCACCGATAATAGCGGCTGGGGAGTTCTTGGCTTGGTGGTGCCAGTTAACCATTCCAGAGTTCTTCAGTGGCTCGACGTCAAACCCCGTAGGATCGAGGTATTCGCCGTCGGCGTCCTTATCCATGGTAGAGGCAATACCGCCGATACGCATAACGGGTTCACCCGCTTCGTCGGTGGCCTTCTCGATGCGCCCGATAGGGCACCAGAAATTGAATTTATCGTCCTTAAACATGTTTACGATAGTGTACTGTTATCAGCGTTATACTTGTAATGGCGAATCGTGTTGACGTGGGGCCAAACACGTCCCCACCCAGTGGACCGCTGTTGGTGGAGGTGGGGCGGTTGACCCTATATACATCGGGTCGGATGAATCCATCACGATGATTGTTGAAAATCACTCGTGGGATAAGGATGGCGAAATAGTGCCTGTATTCATAGAGCCGTCATCCGATATATACGATCATTTACCTCAGATCAAAAACGCTTCTTTTCCGCAGGCTGAATCTACTATTGTTGGATATGCCCAGCGTGTGTATGATGGTGGAGATTATCAGCACATAGGGCTTACCTTCACGATATGGGAAACATCAGGTCGGATCGCTTACAGGGGAGAAATACTGATGAATAATAGCAGTGACGTAATGGAGACCATGTTGACCCCCATTGGTACTTTTGCGTCCCCTATCCCCGGATTTACCAAAATAGCCAATCAATATGACTTGGCATTATCAACAGGGAGTCTTATTATTGTAAATTTCAACTATGAGGTCATCGCCAGCACGGCAATGTTCATTGACGCCGAACTCAGATCATCGGCTGGTCCCAATGCTGACATTCGATCAGTGGCTATTCCTGTAACGTTCTTTAATCCCGTACAAGCAGCAACACTTATGGATTTGAACACCCGAAGTATTGCGTCCGGAACTAATATCGGGCAAATCCGTTTGAATGTTGCTTCTGTTGTGACAGGAGCGAAAGGGATTCAGGGATTACAGGTAGTTGTAGTATCGAACAATTTGGTTAATCCATCGGATATCTTACGGATTAAAGGTGTGTATGCCAATATCTAAGAAAATCCCCCTCTTAATAGGAGGGGGATTTATTCTATACCTGTGCAACATAGATAATATGGTCAATCGTTAAATACATATCAGACAACAAAGCTCCAATAGCGTACATATCTATTGTACTGATTTTGCCATTAACGAGATTTTTGGCATCTATTTTGTATATCGCGGATTGTCTGGCTACTACCAAATTTGTATCGGGATTTTGCACGACTAACATGTCTTTCAGATAGTGTGCGATACTGGAAGCTCCAGTGGGTAAAGCTACTGTAAGTGACCATGTATGGCTTTCGGGTGAAAGTAAAATTTCTTCGGCGGGAGGTCCAAAATAATACGATCCTATGAAAGTCACTATGGACCCTAACGGAATAGGTTGTAAGAGAGACAACTGACCGGGATTTGCGTTGGTGTAGCCATCAAACGAAAATTCGTCGTTGAATATCACTGTACCGGGAGCTATTCCACCCGAAGATGCACCACCACCACTACCACCTACGAGGGTCCATTGGGTAGTGCCGCCACTACAACGACCGACATAAACCTCGGCATTCGGATCAGTGGTGCTTTTGAAAGCAATAATGTTTACACCACCCCCGTCACCAATGGTGACGAATCCACTCCATGCACCGTTGGCCGGAAACTGGTTAGCGGTAGTCTTGTTGGCGTTTACAGTGACGAACGGAAATAAGTCACCAGCATTTCCCATGCTCTGAATATAGTTTCCGATTGCAGTACCGGTAAACGCGCTAAGTTTTTTGCCAGCGACCGACATTTTGTTTACCATCCATTCGATACTGACCGAAGCATAATCCAGTAATCCTACATAGCACGCACCAGTTCCACTTCCGTAAGCAATTACTTCGGCGCGGCCCGTATTTTGGGTATCTACTTCGCAGATGATGATGCCCACGTACTCGGATTCGTTTCCCGGTTTATTCAGAACGCCTGAATCCGTAACAAACGGAATAATCAGACCGTCTTTAGGCGTCGGCCAGTTGTCGATAGCACTGACCTCGGCGAAGTCGTGAATCTGAATCGGATCGGCAACACCGGAACCACCGTCCATCTCATGAGCCTCTCCGTCTTGCAACCAAGAAATCCATTGCGCGCTGTTGAAGAATGCAGAGGCAGTCACTCCTGATCGGGTAAAGTATTTGGATGCCTTCACATCGAATAATATCCCGACTGCATTAGTACCGAAAAAAACGACATTTCCGAACTTATCAATACCGTTGGAAATTGGAAGTACTTTACCATTGTCGCTACTAAGCCTGTAAAGTGCTGCTATGGCAGACAGCAACAACGAGGTACTTGATATTTTTGGTGATCCAATAGTGACCTCCGAGAAACCATGTAATTGCTGTGTAAGCGCCAATGAAGCTATGTCTCTTGAACTAATCTTGTTGGTGGCTGAGACTTGAAACTCTTCGTTTCCCGTAAGCGACGACAACTTGGTCAATGTCGCTATGTCTACAAAATTTGGCATATTCTTAAATTTTATAAGTTTACAACATTATACTTGTTACGCCAAAATCTCGACGTGGAGCGCGGCTTCATTGCCGTCGACAGACACCTTGGGGCTTTCGTACTTAACGTCGCCAAGCGGCGTGATGATCTTGCGGCACTTCTCCTCTTTAGCCAAAGCGTTGGTAAAGTCGCGCGGGTTCTTCATCCGCGAGATCGAAAGGTCGATGATGTTACACTGGCGGTACAACGCTTCCGTCGTACAGTGAAGCGATACGCGCTGCCCCATGGAGGCTTGGCGTTCGATTTCAGCCACCATCAGTTTCTCAACCTCAGAACGGGCCTGCTTTTTGCAGTTATCGTCAAAGACCTTGGTAACGGCTGCGCCCGGCGCACGGTAGCGGATACGTTTACCAGCATACAGGTTGTCGGCCATAGCCTTGGCCTGCACTTCAGGGGTACGGAGCGTTGAGGTGATGACGACTTCGGGGTTGGCGGTGTCATCAGCCACCTTACTGATGAGGTCTTTCACGGTGTCGTTGATGGCGAACGCCGCGGGATTATTGTACGTAACTTTTGCCATTGCGGATTGTGATTTTAAGCGATTCCAAACCTAATGAGTTCAAATTCATCCAATCCAGCAAATAGTCCGATTTCTCGGAGTTGCTTAATTTTACAAAGTCGTCAGGCGTTATGGCTCGCTCGCGAAGATACGTGGTAAATCCTTCCTCCATGACGGCAATACGATAACCCTCGGTGGCCACGCGCTGAAACTCTGGTGAGAGTTCGTCGAGTGACAGCGTCTCACAGATAGCTTCGCGGAACGTAATAGTGTCGATGTCGTTCAGCATCGGGAGATCACCCTTGAAGGGTATCAACGCCGAAGGTTGTTTACGATTGATGTACGGTGAAGCCATACCGCCAACGACCGAAGTCGTCCGCAGGCGCGCTATTCCGTACTGGGGTTCCTTTTTCATACTATTTACGAGTAATGATTTTAGAGCGATTCAACACGATCATGAACGAGTTACCGGAACCGTTTCCGTTAGGCTGAATAAGGGCGTCATATCCCTTCAAAGCAGCGTATACGCCCAGTGCTTCTTTTTCGCCGTCCTTATGAACGTTCTTGTAGATGGCAGCATAGATGTCCTTATCAGGATCACCAACGGCGTTTACGCTCAACTTGCTCATGGCGTTGTCCTTGTCTTTGTAATCGACATACGCCTTGCGCTGTTCGCCCTGCAAACGTTTCACTTCGTCATCCAAGTTGTTGATGGCACTCTTTACGGCATCTTCAATTTTACCGAAGTGCTCGCGCATGATCCATTCCTTCAGCTGGCGAACGGGATAGTTGTACGGACGCGCAAATGCGTTCTTACGTTTGATAGCGTCGTTCTCGTACCGAAAGCGCGAAAAGACGAACCGTTCGTTGGTGTTAGGCATCTTGATGACGTAGTCGTCGGTGCCTCCACCCTTGGCCGTAATAGTACCGCCGTTAGCCTTGATCCAGCCTTTTAGGTGATTATCCATGAAGTCGTCAAACTTCATGTATGCCGGGTTGCCGTCATCGTCGATGGCACCCCAGTCGATAATCTGGTCGATTTGTAACGGGATATCGACGTACGAAGCGTCGTCCCAGTGCATATCGGACTTTACCTTCTTTTCGGTAGTGTCGGTAAGGTTGTTGAGTTCGTCGGTTACGCGCTGGTATTCGGCCTTGGCGTCGTCGAGTTCTTTTTTTGCCTTTTGGAAAGCAGGTGAATTACCGGCAGACAGTTGCTTGACCTCTTCACGAGCGTCATTAACGGTTATGACCTTGGCGCTGTCGTCGAGAACTGCCTCGATAATGGCACCACTACCCGCGTAACCGCGAGCGTTGTGATAAGCCGAAGTCTTCTGATAGCCGGATGGAGTGCGGTCGGCGTTAGACGAATCGTTCACATGGAAATAGATTCCTTCAGCATACACACCAACAGTTCCGTAGTAACAAGCGTCGTTGTACTTGAAGTCGTCGGCGTAGTAGTTTTTATCCGTTCCGTTACGTTCCACTCCCCGGAACATATGATACTTATTCTGAGCAGCCTTGGCGAAGAACGTAGCGTCGTCGACTACATCAGGCCGCGCATCAAAGCCACGAGCGCTACAAATGGTAGAGAGCAGTTCCCACCCCGTATGGCCGCTGTGACGTTGTAACTTTTGGTAATAATCGGCTCCGGGCTGATTATTCCAAAAATCATTGATCTCATCTTCGGTGAAGTCGCGGTACATATCTGCCGGAGACTTGAGCGTTCGGGGCGCAACTTGTCTGCTGGTACGACGTACTTCTATCTCATAAATGCCGCGGATGCGGTCGAGGTCTTTGAAACGAGCCTCAATGATGGCGCGCATCTTCGGCTTGGAACCGAGTCTTCCGGCGTCGAAATACGCCAATACTTCGTCTTTACGGGCTTTCAGGGCGTCAATCTGATCGATGAAGTCCTGCGGCTTGAGGTTGGCAACCACGCTGGAATTGTACCGCACCATGTTATCCCAGTCGATTTGGTTGCCAAAAGGCTTCTTGGCTCCTTGGGCACGGTAATCAAACGTACTACCGTTATCGACGCGGTATACTTTACCAGCGGCGTCAACCAAGCAGTTGTCGTTTTTGTAAATATCCCAGTTAGCCAAAAAGGCATCAACGACAAAGCCTTTAGCCATAGCGTTGTAGTCCTTAACCTGAGGTTCGGACATGCCACGCATGTAATTCGATATCAGCACGAGATCCGTTCCGTCGTCATACATTTCGTAGTCAGGCGTGTCCAACCCCAAAAGACTGTATACCTGCGCGGCGTAGTACTCCGCTGCGACGTGACCGCGGGTGGTGTTCTTAGAACTCTTTACGACGAACTCACGGCCCTTGGCGTCTTTCATCAACTCAGCCCCCGTAGAACCGCCCAGTTTCTGAACGAAGGTCAATTCCGAGGGGTCGGCGGGGAACATTTCGTTCACTTCCTTCTGCTGCCGTTCCAATATGGCCTTGGAACGAAAAGGACCCTTTCCGACGGGTATGCCTTGGGGATTCTTGTAAACTCGCCAGTCGTAGGTGGTTTTGGCGTTAGGAGTAAGCGTCCAAATATACACCACGCCATCGACAACCTTAGTTTGGCCGGGCATAATAGCCTTTGAAATTTCAGGGTCTTGATCGACGCCATGGAGGTGATCGTAGACGGACTTCGCCACGTACAGGTTGTACTGGTAGTCGTCGACGAATTCTGAAGAACGAACCTTGTACGCCTCACACGCCTTCTCCAGCATGGCGTCAGAAACTTCGCCCTCGGCGTTACGGAGGGCGAAAGTTTCCAGCGCTTTTCTCAGTTCGTCCATGGGTTATCCGAACAAGAGGGTTTCAGCCTTTTCGATCGACATGTCGTCAGCCGGCAGCGAACCGAGGTCAGTAGTCTGAGCCTTCCACGTGTCGGGGATCATATCCTCAGCACCGAGCGACTTGGCGCGGCGTTTGATCCAGCGCCGAGCGCGTTCGGGGTTTTTGGCGTTACCAGCCAGACGGATGGCGTTCTTCAGGTCGGACTTGTTACGAATCGGGAACGAGCCGTCAGGGAGGGCCTCCTTCTTCTTGGCAAGTTTCTCACGCTGCTCTTCGGTAAAATCGGCCTTTTCGAGCGATTCTGCGTCGCTGAGCAGGGCTTCGGCCTTACTGATATCATCCGACGTTTCGACGGGTTGAATGGCCTCGTACGCGAGTCCCTTCGTCAGTGCACGAACGGCGGCGCGTTCCCACTCCTTTTGCTGGATACCGATCAGGTTTGTCCACTGACCGCCCTGCTTGGCGCGCTTGTTGGCGCGGTCAGCCGAACGCTTCTCCGACAGGATGGTGCCGAAGGTACGGGTGGTAAACTTGGCGGGGTCGATCTTATTCTTGTTCTTGACAATAAGGTCAAACAGTTCTTTACGCTCCTGCTTGTCCTCTTCGGGGTCATCGAGGTGCGGTTGCTGGGGAACGTCCATGTCTTCGTAGCGGTCCTTCAGAACCTCGATCGTCTCGTCAACGGTCAGGTAGACTTCGGAGGTCAGCGTAGCACGCGAAATGATAGCTTTGGTATCCTCGTTCTTGGCGAGGTTCACGAGGTCCTTGTTGGTCATGATGATGATACGGCCCGTGAATACGAAATTCGACTTGACGTCGTCCGGGTCTCCGACCACGCGCTTACCTGAAGCGGAAGTGGCCTTCTTCATGATGGAAGCCAAATCGGCGCGGGTGATAACGGAGTCGGTATCGTCGAACAGAAGAATCTTGCCGTTGTGGGCTTTGAGTACGCCCAGCAGCTGCTTCTTGGAGTTGATGTCGCCGAGTTCAACGTAGTCATAGTCGCCATCGCCCGGCGCGTCGGTTTCGGCGTCAAACGGACGCTTGTTGAGCAGTTCGGCGATTTTCTTGAAACCGTACGATTTACCGATACCGGCACCACCAGCCGAGATCATGAACCGCTGCTCCTTGTTATCCAAGAACTCCAGATACTGGCGGTTCAGGTCGTACATCACCTCAACAGGCGGCTGGTAGTCGGGGTCCTTCTTCTTCATCGCGTAGACGAAACGGTCGTACGCGATACGGTCCTGACGGCTTTGGAGTTTGTTGAACTTCTTCTGAATACGCGGGTCATCGGGGTTGAGGAACCAGTCTTCAACGATTTCGCCATCGTCGTTTCCACCCTCGCCGTCGTTGATGTCTACTTTAGCCGCGGCGTTGGTAGGCGCCACGGGGTCTTGCTGAGTGGTCATCTTCAGCAGCGTAGCCAACGTACCGCTGGTATCGACCTGCGAAAGATCGGCGTTGCGTGACTTCAGTTCGTTGTAGGCAATCTGCCGCAACTGCGCATTACCCTTGGGGTTGTTTACGACTTTAAGCAGGTTGTCGTCGGTGGTACGCTTGGCCCACTCTTCGAGGCTCGTTGCGCCACCGCCTGTTGATTGTTTACCGGTATCGGCGTTGTCCTTGGGTTTGGCGTTCTTGTCGACACGCCAGTTGAACTTTCCGGGCTTGTACTCCGTCCACACCCACGGTTGCGTAGGATGATGATCGCCGACGTTGTGCTTTGCTTTTTGGATATTGTCTGACATACGTTGTGCAGTTTTCCAAATAAATACTTGGAATCCTACACCTCCACCGCATCAAAGTCAATATCAAATTTCTTGTACACAATACGTAACTCCGGTACGCCGTTGATGGGCTTCTTCTTGTCATCGACACGGGCGTTCAGCGGCCACCGCTTCAATATGATGTTGTGAGCACGCTGAACACGTTCCTGACGCTCGTACACGTCTTGAAGGCCGCCGCCCTGATTTGCCTCCTTGTTCATCTTACTCTGGAGAAGGAAGCGTACGAAGCGTGCGTAGACGATGCCCAGATACATACACTTCAACGAATAGTCGATGTCACACTTCAACTCCAACTTTTCGTCAAAGTCCAACTCCAGCGTTCGCAACCCTTTGAACACGATGAGGTGAGGAATTCCGCCGTACTTGAAACGCGGGCTGACGTCAGTACAACTCCAGTCGAAGGCGCTCTTACCCATGGTGCCGTACTCAAAGTCGGTCTCCATGACTTCGCGGTTGAACTCTTCGAAGAACTCTGACAGTTCCTCCGGGGTTTTCAGCGAAAGACCGCACTTGGCTTCACCGTCGATCGAGTAGAAGAAGTTGGCGATATCGTCATCCATCACCACCACAGGCCGCCCGGCGCGAAGGTAGGTGTTCTTGCAGAAATTGACCACGTAGCTGTAGCCGCGATTCGACGCTGGTAATACGATCAACCGCTTACGGTCGTGACCTGCTTCGACGTACTTTTCAACGTCTTCCTTTTCGACCACGATGTGGTAGTCGACGCCGCCCTTTTCCAACAATTTGGTCGTGACGCACTTGGGGCGGTTCTTGGACACGACGAAGAATTGACAATCCATAGCTTAAAATGGTAAATCGCCCTCGTACCAGATTTCTTCGGGCGGGTTTTGTTCTATAAAACGCTGATACTTGCGTATCGTCGGCGATAACGACGGGTAGAAGCGCATAGCCAGTTCCCACTTCACGTCGAACATATCGTCACAAGGCACTCGGCGTTTCATCAGCAAAGTTTCGGCGTTGTAGCACTTTACCGTCATCTGTTCACGACCCCGTGGTACGTACGAATACGGAAAGTCGCGATAGTATTCTGCCGCCGACGCCGTATCAAACACCACGTCGTGAACAAACTGGTTGAAGGGGTGTCCCACGCCGAGCGGCGCCAGCATCACATAACCAGGGTTGCGGCGCATAAACTTACATAGGTGGTCGCGAAGCGTTTGTTCGGCGAAATTAAGTCCGTCGTTCCCGTATTTCGCACGAAGGTACGTATAGACGCTTTCGTAGTTGCAGTCCGCAGAATGGGCCTTAAAATCGCCACAACGAACATCTTCTAACTCTAAGTCCAAGCGGTCCATCTCGATACCCAGAAAATCGTACAACCGTTGCTGCTCCGCCAGAGGCTTTGGGGCGTTATCTACAGTAAGCACCCGAACGTCGTATTCGGGTGCTACTAAAACGTGACAAGCGCTCATCAGGAGATCACCCGCTTGAGGCTCGACACAAAGGTACTTTATTTTTCCCATGGCCGTCGGTAAATTTTCTCGGCGCAGGGGCCGTCCTTCGATACCTCTTCAGCCATACGGCGGATTTCGGGCGTGATAGCCGGCAGCGTTTGCTTACCCTTCTTGTCAGGCAGGAAGCCAACGCGAACGCTGACGTGCGTACAGCCCTGACACGGGCGGAAGCGGCGGTCGTTGTTGTACAGCATCACACGAGCGGCGTGGAAGCGTGGGTGGTTCCAGAGGTCTTCGATGGGCATGTCGTGGATGTTGGCGATGGGGTACTCACCGCGGAAGTCGTCGCAGCACAGGCATACCTGACCGTTCCAGCGCACGTCCAGTTCCCGGAACGGGAAGGTACAGCGCTTGTTGTTGAACGAATCGTCGAGGGGGAACGCCGCGCCGCAGTGGTTGGCCAGACGCCGCGTCATCTTGTTGGTATCGTCCTGGGCGATGGGCGGCAGCAGGCAAATACGGCGTCCCTGCTTGGGGTAGTAGTACGGAACGCCCGGTTCCAGCGTGACGACGTTGTACTTATCGACATCGATCTTCTCGACGAAATTCCAGTCGCCGTTGGCGGTGTAGCAGTCCACCAAGATGTCGTTCATACCAGCGCCGAACAGGCGGTCGAGGTAAGCCTCGGTGTCATCAGCGTGGTTCATGGCGTAGCCGTTGCTGTACATATGGAACACGGCCTTCGGCAAGTGCTTACGGAACGTGGCCACGATGTCGATGAACGCCGGGTTGAGCGTGGGTTCGCCGTGCATAGCGAACACGAACTTGCAATTCCAGCCCACACGCGCTACCTCAGAAGCGATACGCTCGGCGGTTTCGACGGTCATGAAATTCCACGGTTTGGTACCCTTTTCACGCATGCCGTGAAGGCCGCAGAACGAACACCCCAAGTTACAACCCTCGGTCGGCTCGATCTGCATGGTGAACGGGGGGTCTTGTACGATTTTGTTTTTCATTATTTTGTTACTTTAATGTTGAGTTTCACGTTCCTTAACTTTGGGTTCTTGAACTGACGCTTGACAGGCTTGGTGAAAGCGCGTGTTTCAGGGTCCCACTCGTACCCCGGCGGTACGTGGTTGATAGTACAGCGGCAGTAGGGGTGCGTCGGGTCGATCGTAGGAAGCCACTCAGCCACCTTACGGCCGATATTGTTACCGTTGGCGATAAGGTCTCCGAGGCGGAACAGTTTTGGCTTCGAATTAGGGTCTTCGGGGTCCTCCAAGTACAACTCGCGGCATTTGGCACACGCGCCGGGGTATACGTCGAAATACACCATAGCGTCGGGGCCATACTGCTTGTAGATACTTTCCGAGCGGCCCACGTTGTAGGCTTCGTGCAGAAGGTAGTACGCAATACGCAGCCAATCGCGTCCCCAGTCTTGGGTAAGGTTCCCCAGTTCGCTGGCTATATACCGCGCTCCCTTACGCAGTTGGACGGCTTGCATGGCCTTATCTTTGATCTGCTGGCGTATGGCGGCTTGCTGACGAAAGTTAGATTTGAGGATGGCGTTGCGCGTACCGGTAACGATACGGTTTCCGAGCGACGTGATGTCGGTGTAGGCGCGGTTCTTGAGATAATTCAGCGCGTTCTCCTCCTGCTCGGTGAGCGGAACGAAGTTTCCTGATTTGAGGAACTGGAGAAACTGCTTGTAATTCATCTTCTTGGCGCGTTGATCGCCGAGTGCCTCAGCCAAGATACCGAACAGAAAAGCGTGTTCGATGATACCTTTCGTGTTCTTGTACTTATCGACGTTGACCCCGGACGCCACCAAGATGTCGATCTCCGACTGGGTCAGAAAGTCCAACCCGACGTGCTTGGCAATAAACAGGTACTGCCAACGCCGGAGAATACCGACCATGTCGTCTATTTGGCGGTTGTTGAAAATCATAGTTTCTCGACGTCTTTTCGGGGAATCCACTTACCCGTCCCACGCGGAGCACCGCTGTAAGACGGCTTTCCGGTGAATTGAACGAATTGCGTTGTTACCCCACCTTCGGTTAAGTTCTTTGTGGTGTAAACGGTATAGATTCTACTACCATAACGAACCTTGTCTCCGTTGTTGACTTTTTCGTATTTCTTGGTGTATTTGCCGACTTCTTGGTTGTCGTAAAAATCATTACGAGCAACGCCGTCTTCGCCTATTTCGAGAGCCTCGTTCCCGTCACCCGCAGTAAGCGTACGAATATACGTACCGTTTTGGCGATGTTCAGAATCTCGACGCTGGTGTGGCGCTGGTCCGCGGCCTTTCTTTTCATAAGGCATGCCGACACGCCCCTTTCTTCGATTCTCAGCCGTGTTGGCGTAGCGACCGCTCTTTGAACGGCCCTTTTCGATTAGGTCGTTCTGCGTAAAACCACCAAGGGCCTTACGTAAGTGATCGGCGCGATATCGGTTGGCCTCGTGGAAAGCCTTTGTCACTTCATCAACTTGCATCTTCGTATTCTGTGTTCGCTACCCGGTTTGAATAAAATACAATGCCCTCCTGACCTCACCTCAATACTACCGTCTTTCCGTTCGCTGACAACTCCGCTCCGGTAATGATACCCAAGTTTGAGGCTACCCAGCTGGATTATAACCCAGTCACCGGATTTAAGTTCGCAGAAGTACTCAATAGGCTCACTTTCGTTGAACGTATTCTCCAACACTTTTTCAGCCCGCATAAGGGTTCCAGTGGATGTTAAACAATGTTCCATTTCACGTTGTTAATCGTAGCTTGTGAGGACTTCGCGTTTTTCAATGACGGGGTTTTCCTTATTGGGATCGCGGCTGCGGTAGTCAAAGAAACGCCCCGGTTGACTGCTGATGTAATCATGAGCGGCGTCTTCGTTAGAGAAAATCTCCAACAGGTTGCGCACCTTCACATCCTTGTTTATTTGCCTACCAAAGCCGTCTTCGTACTCCGCATACTGTTCAGAGAAAACACACCATACAAATGTTTTAGTCTTGCTTTTTGCCATCTTCTTTTAATTCTTTTACCGCCGTAGCCGTAGCGTCGGCGATGTATTTCAGTACATCGCCTAACGCTGCGGCATTATTGGCGTTCCATTCCCGGATGAACCGATCTTCGTACTGAGTAACGGTGGGAAACGGTGACGGCAAAAAGTGGGTATGTTTGGCGTTGTAGGGCATTACTCTTCGGTTTTACCGCCGTAAATGTCCAGGAACTTGTCGACGAATTCCTTCTGGGTGCGCTTCCACACCTCGATTTGTTCGTTGCTCTTCTTCTTGTACTCTTCGGGATCGTAAACCCCCGTGAGTGCCTCCGCCGCGGCGTCACGCTCCTCGGCCAACTTTTTCAACTCGGGATGTTTTGTAAGCAAAACATTGCTGATGCCCATGTCTCGAGAATAGGGGTCCATGAGGGTGGTTAAATGGTTAGCGGCAACCTTGGCGTCCTTGTCGCCAGCGCTGATCTTCTCGCGCAGAGCGCGGGCGATACCTCCGGGGTTGGCAACAATCATTTTGGCAAACTCATCCTGCTTGGCACCCTTGAGCGTTTTCTTGATGAATTTGTCGGCGGCGGCGTTGTCCTTCTCCGGCGAAGACTTCGCGGCTTTGTCGGCCTTGGCTTTGGCACCCTTCTCGGCGTTCTTCACTTCAGCCTTGGCAGCGGCGTCAGCCTTCTCGCCCTGCTTGGTGGCGCTTTCCTCTTCGCCGCCGATCAGCGCGTCGAGTTCCTTCTGGCCGTCCTTCGATACCTTCACGCCAGCCATCTCGAACATATTGGCGATGGTGTCGGCAATTTCGTCGTCCGTAGCGTCAGACTGAGCACCGCCAGTATCAGCCGGGTTTGCTTTCATGGCCGCGGCCAGTTCCTTGATAGCCGCGGCGTCACCCTTCTGCTTCACGAAGGATTTGAAGCCTTCGGTGTCGAAGTCGGTGTCGTTTTCGGCCATATCGTCGAAACTCTGGACCAGACCTTCGGCGCTGCTGACGTTACCGTCGCCGTCCGAGTCAGCACGCATCTTGTCGAGGGCAGCCTGACCTTTCTTCGACAGGTCGATGCCGGCCTCTTCGAACATGTTGGCAATTTCGTCAGCGATTTCGTCGTCGAGGATATCGCTCTGAGCGGCCTGGCCCTGACCGGAGGTCTTGATAGCAGCAGCGAGTTCCTTGATGGCCTTGGCCTCGCCCTTGTTGTCGATGAGGCTTTCGAGCGCTGCGCCGAAGTCATCGTCTTCACCCGACTCCGAAGTATAGGCGTCCCACTTGGCAAGAACGCTTTCACCCGACCCACGAAGGTTGTCGAGTTCCTTCTTGGCCTCACGCGGTACGCGCGTTCCGGCTTCCTCGAACATATTCTCAATCATGTCGGCGATCTCGTCGTCAGCCAGATCGCTTTGCCCGGCCTCGCTGGGCATCTTGCGGATGGCGTCGGCGATTTCCTTCACGGCCTTACCGCCTTTTTCCTTCACGAACGACTTGAACGACTTGGCGTCGAAGTCTGCGTTGCCCTCGGCCATGGCGTTGAAACTGTCAACGAGCGATGCGGCGTCGGCCTTTCCGCCTTTACCCTTGGCGTCAGGGTCGCCAAACTTAGACGCGGCTCCCTCAACGTCGCCGATCTCCTTCACCGTCACCGACTCGAAATTGTCCACGTCGGCGTAGGGGTATTTGTCCACGCGGTAGCCCTCGCTGGTCTTGGTGACCACAAGGTCGAAGCCGTCTTCGTCACCGCCGATCTGCTTGATGAAGGCGTGCGAAGCGTCCTCAACTCCGGCGTACTGCTGGAGGTCCTGATCGTCCATCTGACGAAAACCCATACCCTCGAACGTCGAAGCCGATTTGGCGTCACCGTCAGCCAACCCGTTACGCAGCGACGTGTCGCCGTTCTTGTTCTTGGCGCGAACGCTCACACCGCGGCGTTCCAATTCAGCGGTAGCCACCTTGCGCATTTCGGGGTCAGCCTGCGGGTCGTTGGCGACCTTCGTCAGCGCCTCCTCTGAAGCCTGACGAGCGTGGTTCTGGAGGCTGACGTTGCCCTCAGGCATACCGCCCTCCTGGCCTTCACCTTCGGGGTCTTCCTTGGCGGCTTGGCCGTACTCCTGTCCCACGCGCTGCAGACGACGGTTTTGAGCGTTGTCGGCGTAGACACCGTGACGCGCTTTTTCGATCGGCTCGTCCGCAGCCTCATCGGCAGTGGCGAACCCCTTAAGAATTTGCTGGCGACGCGCTTCGCCGTAGTTGATAACTTCTTTCATGGTGTTATAGGTTTATAAGTTTCATTTCCACTACAAAAGTACTGAATTTTCTCCAAACTGCCAAGAGAATCGTCAAAATTTTATGCCAAAATCCAACGTATACCCCCACTGGTCTTCAACCCTTATAGCTGAAGCGCCAACCATGAAGCGTTGACGAAAGTCGGCTCCGGCGGAGAACTTTTGCGTACCAAAGTCCACGGACGTTCCTATCTGGGCGTAGCCTTGGATGAAGGGTATTCGCTTGTCGATAATGGTGTGTTCTATCTCGTGGATGCGGATCAGCGGCTTGACGTGTGACACGGCCTCCGTAATGGCGTTACGTTGGACAGTGGCGTCAACGCGGAACTCGCCGATACTGTCGTTGGAGAAGTCGAGGTGATACTCCTTGCGTGCCAGATAGTCGGCCAGTAGTGCGGCGGTGTCGATTTCACCCGGCAGGTAGATGGTGGTGTCGCGGATGATGATTTTCGGGACCGGAACCTTTACCGTATCGCGGTATTCGACCGTGTCGTGCTTTGTACGCCACCTTTCAACGACTTTAGGGGGTTCAGGGGTATAAGTACTTCGCCCGAATAAAAACGCGAGAATTAGGGCCACCAAAACGAGAATTATTTGCACTGCTGTTTTCATGGCCGTTTTCCGCTTTTGATCATCTCCTCGTAGGCCGTTATAGAGGCTTCGAGTTCGTTGATGCGTCGCTTGTAGTCTTCCGCCGCCTTGTTGGCTTCACGCTCCTGAGTGCGGAATTCTTCCATCAGGCGGTTGTACTTATCACGGTCGGCCTGACGCTGGGCCTCATACTCGTCGCGTATTTTGTTGAGTTCGTTACGAAAGTTCGTCATCATTTCGTTGGATAACTTACGTTCGTTCTGAACCTCTTGGTAGAGGTTGTTGTAGCGTTCCTTCCACCACGACTCCTTTTTGTCCAACTCGGCCATCAGCGTATCATAACGGCCTTTCCAGAACTCTTCGCCTTTGAGGTCAGCGTCGGCTTGGCTACAACGTACTTCCTGATCGTATTTCTTACGATCCAGCATACGCGCCACAATGGCGTAGCCAATACCGCCCACCCCGAACAGAAGCGAAATTACAGGGAAGATGGTGGTCATGAAAAGTCCGTCAGCCATTGTGTTTCATTCTTTCGTTAATACGTATGCGAGCGGCCTTGGCGGCACGAGCATATGCGTTGTAATCGTAATTAGAGCGAAGACACCTCACAATTTCGTCAGCGAATACCCGTATAATCCCGTCACGTGCGCTGAGGTAGGCGTCCATGTCCCCCTCGCTGGTAAGCGTAGCAGGGTAGATTATGAGTTTCACCTCCGCACTAACGCGATTGAAGAAACGATACCACTGACGGTCATACGAATCAACGAACAGAAACGACCGCCAACGAATTTGAGGCGTCAAAATATCGTAGTGGTTCGAAAGGTTATAGGCAAAGTCCCGCGTTAAAGCCGGGCAAACCCGGTTCAACGTCAAACTGCACCCGTCCTTCTGGTCGGCGAAGAAGTCCACCGCCATGGCTATACCGTAGGTGCGATGTGGCCGGAAATAATTCCAAACATCGTAAGCGTTGCCGACGACCACTTCGATACGCCGCCGACGCAACTCAGCAGCCAGCGCTTGGATGAAGCGTCGAGCCTCGGCGTTAAAACGCTTGGATGTTAAATAGACCACCTTGCACATAACTTACGATTGTTGATTGAGAATGTATTTCGTCATCAGCCAATATCCACGTTCACCTCCCCAAAGCGGCATAAAGCGGCAGTTAATGAGGACCTGATAGCTGGACGCCGACGGCGAACCAATGGTGTTCTGATAGACGATAACGGGCAGCCAAGTGACATAATGATCTCCGTGAATAATCAACTTGGCGGTATTATTAGGCATACGAACCCAAAAATCCCACATACAATCAGTACGGATATTTTCGTAGTTCTCAGAAATAGACGGCTCCACGTTTGGTAACGTAACCGTCGCCGCGTCATAAAACATACCCGGCTCAATGAACCAATTGGTCGGGTCAGTACCTTCCCAAACGTTAACGGGATATTGCTTTTTGACTCCGTTGTTTATGAGCGACATAACGTCAACACCTAATTTAGGCTGCGTAACGCTTTGCGGACGAATACTCTGCGTACGAACCAAGCTATCAGCCACGTAGGGTACATCATCTACTCCACCGCCAAACAGCGACGCCAAGTTGTTGACGATCTTAGCAACAGCCTGATACAGGTTATCCGTTGGTTTGATCTGATACGAAGGATTAGGACTGGCCGGGAAGTCGCCTGCGTTACCACCCACAGTAACAGCAGTAGCCTGTCCGTTGAAGTCTTGGAGGAATTTCTGGAGAATGCCGATGGCCTGTTCCACGGTATCACCCGCCTGAGGATAACGCGCCTTATTCGCTGCTGGAGCATACGCGGGCGAAAGACTCATGCCGGTACTCAATTTCAGGCGGTTGTACCAGCCTTGTATCTTGTTGAGAGCCGTCTTCAAATTGTCCTGCGTGGTCAGGTCCTGAGGCGTGGCCACCGTAGCCGTTACGGGATTAACCTCAATCAACTTGGCGCCAAAAATCATCGCCGACGAACCGTTCTGCCAGTCGTTGATGATCTTGCTTACGTCGTCAAAAGCCTTTTCGATGGCTGCATAGTCGGCCTTGTATTGCTTGTAGCCGGGTACTTGGGTATCGCCCGTCTGCTCGGAGACGATAACGCCATTCATCGCTGCGCTGAAGTCGAAGTACAAGCCGTTGACGAACCCTAACGAGTTCTTACTCGAATTAGACAGCAACGACTTCACCGTCCGCTTCACCAACGTAGGAATGTTGTTGATGACCCGCATGCCGTACAACACGTCTGCGAGGGCCGGATTGTCGGTCAGTTGCTGGAACGTGTAGTTGAGTTTCGAGGTCTTTTGGTCAAACGTAGCGACGATATTGTCGAAGAAGTAGTTGGTCGATGCCACATACTGCGTCGTAGTACCTTGGCCAGCCAAATCTTCAACGATGATGTTGTTGAGTTTATCGACGTACTGAATGCGCGTTTGCCCCACCACCCAGACCATGGTGTTCCACTGGGCGTCAGCGTCGCGTTTCAGGACATTGTAGAACGCAGCGATAGGTAGGCCGCCCGGAAGGTTCGCTTTATTGATAAGGTCGTTAAAATCACCTATTTCGGACACAATCGCCTGCGACATCGGAATCCACTGCCCGAGTGAGGCGTCGTAGTTCTTGTGGAGTTTGTCGGTGGTGTCGTACCAGATAATCGCCGGATTCGACGGGGGTGTCGTTCCGATGGATATACCTGCTACAGTTCCGACGTCAATAGTTGCCATTGTGCGTTGCGGTTTAGCGTGAATATACGTAGGTAGCGCGGTCGGCCCACACGAAATTGTAACTCATGTCGCCGATGGGGTATTCGGTGATGGTGATGCCGTCGGCGGTGGTCTCACGCTCGATGCGCCACCCGGCCTCACCTTGGCCCGTACCGATAGGGGCATAGCCGCGGTAGATCACGCTGCCGCCAGAAGCGTCGATGATAGGCTTGGGCATAGCGTCAGCCAACAGCTGTACGATGGGTGCGGTGTTCTTCTCGTTACTCGTCATGGTTTATTGCTTTTTGTAAGTATTCATCGAATGCGGCCACGAGCGGATTTGCCTCACGGGCCTTCATAGTTTCTTCTTCGTCGCCTTGGGCGTAGAGATCGAACGGGTTGCCGGCCTGCGCTTCATCGTCTTCCTCACCTTCACCACCAGCCACGGGTTCATCAGCCGGGCCTCCTGCGGCCTCCATACCCATGCCCGCGGCCTCTTCGAACGGGTTGCCGCCGCCCATACCGCCCATCGCCTGTTGCTGCTGTTGCTTGGCGCTGAGTGCTTGCTGGATAACGGCGTTCTCGATGGTATCGCCACCCTTTTCTTCGCCGATAGCCGGGAGGTCCCACTTCTCGCGAATCTCGTCCACGGTCTGGAAGGCTTGGAGGCGTTTGATGTCCATCTCCAATTCCTCGGAGATGGTCATACCGTTGAGGCCCATGAACACAAACTCGAAGTCGGGGTTGATCTGCTCGACGATGAATTTGTTGATCTTACGCTGGATGAATTTCAGCATCGGGTAGAGACCCTTGTCTTTCGATTGCTCCATGCGCTGCTTTTGGCCGTCGCCGAAGGTAAGGCCGCTGCCGTTGGAGCGTGAAATATCCCAGCCGATTTCCGTGGGGTCAATACAGAATACGGCGCACGCGATCTTGATCAGGTACTCCATCCAAGAGTTGTACTCCATGTCGCGGTTGTTCTTCTGGAGGTCAACCCAGTCGATATCGCCCTCAACGACGGGCGTCTTCCACGACTGCATAACGCCGGATATCATGGCCTGCCACTGCTGCTTGAACTGCTGGAGTGACGCCTCGTTGACGTTACCCTTGATGCGGAGCAGACCCTTCGGCGCAGAACCTTGTGAGAAGAAACGGCGGTTGTATTCATCACCCCAAAGCATCGACGTGACCACGTTGATCAACTCTTCCAACTCTGAGTTGCCGTAGCCGTTGGCGTAGATCGACGTGGTCGGATTGCGAATACCGAAGCACAACTCCCACGGATAGAACTGCGCCACCTTGGCTGTTTGGTACACCTGAACGTAGGCCGGATAATAGCCGTCGACCTTGGGACCCCAATTTTGGCGATCGTCGGTCATGGCGCCGTCGAAGTACGGGTTGTTGTACTCGCCGTCGAAGTACGATTCCGCAAGACGGAACGTAGCGGCGTCCACGGCCTGAAAGCGTACCAGTTTGCCGCGGCGGTTCCGGATACACTCGAACGTCATCTGGTCGAACGTCAACGAGTCGTCAACGATTTTACGAATAAACTCATCAAACTCGTCGCCGTCCCACGTAGCGGTATCGCCGCAGTTGAGGATGAAGTCGGTGATGGAAGACGCGATCTTGCGGTCCTGTGAATCCATCTTCTGCTCTTGGCCGTGCTTGGGCTTACGGCGAATCACGAAGCCCGTCGAATAGCGGTCGGCCTGCGGTTCAGCGAAGTCGGCTATCTGGTTCTTACGGGTCTTGAGGATTGAGTTGATGATGGGGGTGCGGCTCATCCGGCGGAGCGTTTCGTACGAAAGCGAAAACGGCTTATCCTTATAGCCCAAAAACGAATTGAACTCCAAAGGGTCGATCAGGTACGCCTTCGGAGCAACGTTAGCGGGCTTGGATTGCTGATTGAATATCTCAGCGGCTTTGAGTATGTCGGACGGGTTGTCGCTGCGCAACGCTCGCTCCATCAACAACGATTTACGTATCGTGAGAGCCTGCATGGCGCGTTCTACCGATTCCAATCTTTCTTTTACACCGGACATAATGTTTTTATGCGATTTGTTAAGCTATAATTGGCTGTCAACTCAACAGATTCAAAAAGTCGTTGCGGGCCGTCTTGCGTATGATGATAGCCTGATGGATGATATCGCCCCAAACTGCTACCTGATGACCGTTCCATGAGTAGTAGTCCGTCTGGTCGTCATACGAACCGTTCCACTCACCGTCGCGGCGGATTAAGTGAACGAGGTCTTGGAGGTGTGATTTCTCTTCAACGGTAAGGGGTGATATGAAAGTGCCGACGACTACTAATCGTGCGGCACTGGTTGAAAGGTCATCGGCCATCACCTGAAAGTCGATGCCCATAAACTCGCCCGTTTCCAACGGGGTGTGGAACGTGATCATTGGCCTACAATTTTACGAGTTCGCGGTTCAAAGGTTGAGCGCTGCTTTCCTTCGCCGATCTTCATCTTCCAGTACTTCTGGTACTCACACAGCCACATCTCCACTTGATGAAGCGTCACGTCTCCGCAGCGCGACACCCGGTAGCAACGCCCAGCACGGTCCCAGTGCAAGTACGGAAAGTCTCCACACTGCTGAAGAGCCTCACGGGCTTCATCACGCAAACGGTAGATACCATCAATTTGGCGCTTCAACGACGGAAACACCAACCGCAGCCCTATGGACGCGCCAGGACCGACGTTGGTGTAGTCGTCTTGGGTGAAACGCATAAAACGGCGATAGGTGTAACGCGGTATGTAGGTGAAGTCTTGGTAGAATTCGTGAGCGATAAACGTCGCCGATGAAGGAAGGCTCTGAAGGAACTTGATGATCTGCTCCGGAGTGTCAGCCGTCAACACCGTCCGCATCAGTTCGCCTAACCGACGGTGAAGCGTCGGGACGACCAAGTGCGTGTAGCAGTAGTCGCGCGGCTTACCGGGCGTGGCCATCGAATTGATCAGATACGCCGTAGTATAGGGATTGTTACCCGTAGCGCGGTACGACGTTATCATCTCGGCAAAGAGGTCTTCGTCGTATTGGTCGTGATCCGGGATGCCGGCTCCCCAACCGTACTTTTCGCGAGCGTATTCGAACGTGGCGGGATTGTTGAAATAGCGGAACACCATCATCTTCCACACCAGATTCGCCAGCGTCAACCCGTCATCGAGTAGGATATTACGTATTTGCCACTGGGAGTTTCGGTCCAGTTCGCGGTAGACGTTGGTAAACTTGTAGTCGCGTAGTATGGGGTCTTCAGTCCACGGGCGCGGAGCCTGATCTAAGAACCGCCGTTTCCATATCATCTGACGCTCGAACATCGTCCGGAAGAACTCCGTGTGGTGTTCTGCGCTCACGTCGAGCGACGCGTCGGGTAGTTTATCAGCCCAAGCATAATGGTCAAACGTTGCCATATTGTTTACGATAGCTTCTAATTAACAATTCGCGCCGCGCTTCAACGCTCTTTCCAGCTAACCGCACCAACGTACCGTCGGGAATCTTCATCAACGGACGTTTAGGAGCGTTTACAAGACGCGTCTCCCCCACGCCGAGGTTTACCCTTATACGGCGACCGCGGATCGGTTTTAGGGACTCGCCACTGATCAGCGGGCAGTAGTCGTTACCGTGCAGCGTGCGTATTACGAACATCGTCTTTCCCCACACTTCGGGGTCGGTGACGATATCACCTATTTTGAAATATCTCCATCGGTCCATACGCTCAAAAACGTTGGCCCCGAAACGCTTACGAATCGGGGCCGCTGTCCTAACAAACCTGACAAAATGGAAACAGAAAAGAGGTTTAGAATCCGAACATCGTCAACTGCCGAGGCGACAGCTGGTAACGTTCGTTGTCGGAGAGGTTGGTGTCGAGAATCTCGCACGCCTTGATATCGGTAGCCACGTTGGCGTAGTCACGAACCTTTTCGTTGTAGTCACGCCGGCACTTGTACATTTCGGGCGTTACGGCGTTTTCGGTTTGGTTGTCGACCAGCGTACCAGCCAGCGCAGGGGCTTCACGGTCACTGGTTTCTTCCCAGCTGAACAGCCGGAACGGAACGTCCATCTTGATCTCGGCCGTATACCACGGCGGAACGGTTTCGGTAGGCGCACCGCCGCAGTTACCCAAAAGGCTTTCCAGTTCGGCGGTAAGGACCTGCAGTTTGGCGTTCAACGGCGGAAGAATATCAGCCTTCAGTTTAGCCTTGATTTCCTTCCCCAAGCGGCTGAACTTGATTTCCGAGCCGTAACCGCTGATGGCCTGCATGATGTCCGATTTCTGAATCTTGCCTTGGAGGGCTTCCTCGGCGTCGTCCGACTCAGCCTTTTCGATGGCGTCGGCCATCTTCTCAAAGACGTTGTCGGCCTTCTCGACCTTTTCACCCTCCTCAATGTCTTCAGGGACCGGGGCGAAGCCTTTCAGCATGTGATCCTGACGCTGAGCACGAGCGCCGAGGATGATGTCACGAATGTTTTCCATCGTTGTTGTCCTGTTTAACGGCCTTCGCGGCCAAATACTTTACCCACGCCCAGTGAGCCACTACTCCCGCTACAAACGAGAAGATGGCTACCAGCGTGTGGATAATCTTCGCCTCATGAGCGTACACCACCGCGGCAATCACAAGGACCACCGCGGTGATAAGAATCCACATCCATTTCTTCATAGCGTATCTTGATTTTAATCACTTTATCAACATTCCGTAGAAGTCTTCCAGCGTATACGCCTTTTTATAGTTGTAGGAGTCCTTCGTGTTGGCTACCTCTTCGGTCATCGCCATCAGCAGGTCTTCCTGCTTGGGGCCGTAAACCGACGGCGACAGCCAAGTCAACTGGACGTTGAAAAGGATGCGCCCTACCTCTTCCGTCGTCAGCGGGCTGCCCAAGAAACGCTCAAACTTGGACTGAATCCAAAGTGCCAACTTGGTACTGCTGTACCCCTCGAAGGCCGACGGCGATACCAGTCGGCCGTTGAGTTCCGGCTTCAGCGATTCGATGAAACGGCCAAACGCCTTTTCGCCAAAACCGCGGCGAACCTTGGGGATGTTGTCTGACGTATCGCCCATCAGCACCTTAAACAACAACACCTCCAACGCTTCGGTGGCGAGGACCTGAATGTCGGCATCCAGCCGTTCGTTCCAGAACTCTTCCTTACCGGGGAAGGTGTAGAATTTCATGAACTTGGAGTTGTAGTTGAATACCGAAACCGTTGGCGTGATCAACTGGCGGATGTCGCTGTCAGCCGTGAGGATGACGGTTTCTTCGCCGGGGAGTTCGTCCAGCGCGTAGGCCCACAGCATAATCAGGTCATCGCCCTCCGCGCCCGGTACACGCGAAACGATCAGCCCGCGTTTACGCAGCAACGCTTCAAACTCACCCAACACTTCGACGAATGCGTCGCTCCACGGTTCTTTCACCCGCGTCAGGGCGTACTTGTAGTCGTCGTATACGCCGCGGCGCCACGAGTGGGAGTCGATGACCACTATCACGCGACCAACGTCATCACCAAAACGCCGTACCGCGGCGCAAAGGTTCATCACGCACTTGCGGATCAGCACCTGACGCTTTTCACGGTCTTCGAGTACAGCGCACATATCTTGACCGCGGTAGTACGTCGAGAAGATCGAGAACGAAAGGTGGTACAGGAAATTCCCGTCAAATACCAAATTAATTTTCATAGTTTACCCTCGTTTTTGATTTTGTTCCAAACCTCCAGCGGCACCACCGTTTCACCCAAGCACCCCATGCGGGGTATCTTCAGCCGATATTCACGCGCCTGTTCGATTTCCAAAATAGCGGAATACCAGACGCTGTTCTGGGAAACCGTTCCGTCTTGGTTCAACTTGATCTTCCGCCCGCTGACGTACACAAACTCCGCCACCCCGCCCTTGAAGTGACGGGGTGTGGAGTGGTAGAGATATATTTTCTTTTGGGTCATTGCGCTATACGGTTAGGGTTGGTATTCGAAGCGGCGATTCCGCCTTTGGTTATATTAACCTTGCGGCCATCTTCCTGTCCGAGCGCCATCGCGTAGCTGCTACCAATATGAGCCAAGCCGCCTTTACCCAAGTTGGGGAACTTTTCAGCCACGTAATCGTTGATTTTCTGGTCGGTACGAAGCACCAACGCGCTTACCTGAACTTGGGCTTGGAGTTCGCGTTCACGCTCTTCCTTCAGTTTGGCCTTAACGCCAATGGCGGCTCCGGTCAAATACGACCGCAAGAACGTACCGCGGTGCATCCGCTTTTCGCCCATGAACACACGCATCACGGCCTGACCGTCGTCGTTGAGGTACTCTTGGTAACGTTTCAGCGCCAGTTTATACAATTGGTCCGCCAAAATGTTGAACAGCCACTTTACGACCTCGACGTTCTGAGGTTCGCCGATGATGATGTACTTTTGAGTCTTTTCGCGTACCTCGTTGCCGTTGCGGTTGATACGGTAGCGCACGCTCTGACTTGTGATAGCGTAGCAGTAGTTGTACTTACAGATTCCAGCGATAAGGACTTGGTCCCACGCGCCGCCGCACTTACGCCACCAATCGCTACCCAAGCGCTCTTCGGTTACGTTGGTCTTCTGCTCGTTGTCGGGCACGGCTTCCAAATCAGCCATCGAAAGGTTGTACTGGGTGAGGAGGTTCTGAATCTTAACAGCAGCATTTTGGGCTTCGGCTTCAGAATTGATGGCCTTGGCGCCTTCGTACAGACGCTGCAGTTTCTTCAGTTTCGCGAGGATTGAGTTGATGTCTTGAGTGTTTTCCATAACCAATTTTGTTTTTACGATTCTTTCCAAGAGCGAAGGTACGGCGAAAATTTGAATTCTCCAAGAGAATTTGAAGAAATTTTTCAACAATCCATCACCAAATTACCTTTCAACTCCAACTCGTACAACCGTTCGGCGTCGGGCTTGGCGTAGCAGAATATCACCTTACCGCCGCCAGCGGCATAAATGGCCTTACGGTACACCGACCGTATCAGCGCAAATTGTTCGCTGCGGTAGAGCGCGTAGTCACTCACGCACACTTCCCACCACCGTTCTTGACGAGACGCCCAGGCGATAACTCCTGGGCGTTCGGCTTCGATATTCTTCACCGCGGCCAGCAACAGCGCACGGCACCTTCGGTAAGCGGTGGCGGATATCATAACGTTTCATCGATCATAATCGCCAATTCACTCAACAACCGCACGTGGACGCGCTCGTCGGCGATGATTTTGTTGATAAGTTGAACCGCCAGCGTGGATGTAACGGTCGGCGTAGGGTTGTTGGCCTGAATACGCTGAATGAGTTTCTCGTACTCGGCGATGGTGTCCTGCTCGGCGCGGATGTTGATCTGGACGGCTTCGGCCGCGCTTTCGGTCGTAATGTCCACTTTGGCTGCCGAAAATACGGGCCGCGATACGCTGCCCCCGATATGGTCGATGAAGTCGCCTAATCGGTCGTAGTGCTTCATCTCGGTGAGGGCGATACCGAGGAACGTTTCTCCAATCTGGTCAAAAATCATCCGCTGCTGCGTGTACTGAAGAATGGCCGTGAGTTCCGACGTACCGGTAATGCCGGCGTATGCCTTGTGGAACCACTCGGCCGGAACGCCGTCGTCGGCTTTGGCCTTGGAGATATCAGGATAATCAACCGTAGGGTCAGCGAAGCGCATCGACTCTACCAGCGCGTCGGCCATGGCTTCGACGTTGTCCTGTTTGGCGGGGTTGTGTTGGAGGATCGTTTTCATTTTGTTAATATTCGTCGGGTGGATAAAATCCGTACTTTCGTTTGTACTCTTCGCGATAACGCCGTAAACGGCGATCTGAGGAAGCGTTCGACAACCCGATCAGGAAAAGAGCAATCGGCATCACGAAGAAGAACCCTATTCCGAGTAAAAGAGCCAGTAATTGTTGTTGATCCATGGCGTTCTATTTTTCGGCATTTTGAACACGTTCGCTCTCGGGAACCGCTTTTACCGTCGAACCGAACCCCGCGGTGTCACGCATCGAAGGCGTCAGCGTGTCAGTTTCCTCAACCTCGATCTGCGGCGCGGGGATGATAACCAACTGGGCCACTACCTCACCGACCTCAAACTGCTTGACGTCGAAATTGATTTCCTGTGCACGCAACCCGGCTATTTCACCGAAGGCGTTCGAGAACAACGTACACACGCTGCGGAGGAACTTATGGAGCAGCGTCGGAAGGTGCCAAACCTTCTTGTAGCGGGCACGCATCGTACCGCGATATCCGGGGTCGATGATACCCGGCGCGTTACACATCACGAGGTCCTTTTTCGAACAACGTGAATTCGGGACCAACAGGCCGCAGTACCCCTTGGGGATTTCAACGGCGATACCTGTGTCGTACTCGATGTAGTCGTCGGACTCGAAAACGGCTGCGGCAACCAAGTCCAGTCCGTTGTCCTCACCGTCGGGGTGAGCGTAGTGCGGCAGTACGGCGTCGGGGTGTACTTTCTTGAATTTTACGATCATTTCTTGTAACCTTTTAAGTGTATTTTAACTTCAATCATTTCACGGTCCTTCATTTCACCCCCCCAATTGGTACATTTCTTGGTACGAAGGGTGATATATTCGGGGAACTCTTCCCTTAAACGTTGTGACTCGGCGTTGGAGTTCTCGATAGTGCGGTACACGGAACAACCGCCAGCGGCGTTGGCTCCGGTCATCTTGTCGAACGAATACTGGTACGACACCACGTTATCCAGCCCGGCGCGGCGTAAACCGCAAGCCACGGCGAAGTCTTCCTTGATAGGCCAATCGCGAAACCTCACGGGCTGGCTGAGGTACTGGGCGATGTTCAGTCCCCAAATGGAGAAGAATCGCCCGTTGATTTGTACGTCGTGTTCCTTGTCGCGGTTAAAGGGCCGATACGAAAGCGCGGCGACGGCGTAGGTGTCCAAGTGCTCCGCCACCCAGTCGAACATCATCGAATAGATGTATTCTTGGGCCTCGACGGTGAAATTGTCGTTGTTTACCACCACGGGGGTCTTGGCATCGTCTAAACGCAGCGAGAAAGACACGTTATCGTCTAAGAAAAAGACTCCGCCAAATCCCCGCTTTTGGGCCTCTACAACGATGTAGTCCCGTATGTCCCCCACGCCGCGACACGCAGTGCTGTATTCCTCGATGGCGGCAACCTCACCGCCCCAGTTACGCTGGTGAGCAGCCAACTCGCCGGGGTGACAGAATACCGTCACGCGGCGGCGCGCCTGAGGCGTGAGCCGTTGGAGGGTCTTTTGGCGATCGATACGACCGCGGGTGAATAGTGCTATCAGAGTTTTCATATCACCTAAAACGATGGCGCTAACCTAACATATCAAACTTAAAGCCCGTAGTCATACGCGAAGCGGCCAAGTCAGCCAACCAGAACGACGACGAAATATCGTCGTGGCTGCCCACGCTTTCCAAGCCTTTTTCGGTGAAGGCCACTGAACCGAGGTCTTGGAAGATGAGGTCTTTCACCTGCTGAGAGTAGACGTTACCCACCGGGATGTGAATTTTGCCTCGCTCGAATAGCGTCGACAGGTGAGGCCACCCCGTCTTCAGGTCGTACTTATCAATTCCCGTAGTGTGGCCAATCACAGGCATACCCTCAGTGTCGGCCGTTTCGACGAATATCTGCTGGAAGGTGTTGTTCTCCATCACGATCAGGTCAGGCCGGAAACGCGAGTTGATACGGCGCAGGACGTTCATCTGTTCGAAGAACTTGGCGCCTTTTTCACGCCACAGGTGAAGCAGCCAACGCTCGTCGGTCAGTTCGTCAATACCCCACACGCTGAATACGGCGTAGTCAGCACCGACGTTGGCCGACATAGCGAAGTCACAGCCCACGACTACCTTGGAGAACTTAACGGGGAACTCTTCGCGTGAATCCACCAACGTGTAGTTCTCCATACGCAGCAACGACCGCGTGAGGATTTCCATCGGGAAGATCGACGATTCGTTGGTGATCGGGCGGCAAAGGTTCTCACGCGAGAAGATGATCGAGCCTTGGGTCTCCTTTTTGTCCATCAGGTCCTTAAACGACCAACGCTGCGGCCAAAGGATTCGCCCGTCGGGGAAGATGGCTGGGTACTCGATCACGAACCAACCGTTCTTGGTCTTGAGGTCGCCGTAAAGGTCCTCGGCGTGGAACGGCGTACCGACGACAACGATCTGGCCGCCGGGTACGAGCATATTCATAATTACGGAATGGAAATAGTCGGTAGACTTATTTCGCTGGAGGCTGGAATAGATGACGTTGTCCTTCAGGCCGTCATCGACGATAATCCAGTAGGGGTGAGCACCACGCACCGAAGACCCAAAACCCTTACCCGTCAAACGCGCGCCGTTACGGCACACGATATTGGTAGCCGACCAGTTGTTGGCCGTGGACTGGGGTAGCAGGCGTTCCTTCAAAATCTCGTTTTCCTCGATGGTTCCTTTCAGAATCTCCAAGAGGTCAACGCTCTGCTGGAGTGAGAACGAAAACAAGAAGCCGCGATTCGACGACGCTACCGTGGGACGCTTCGAGTAACGGGTCGTTGACGGCTTCTTATAGCGGTATAATTGCCACGCGGCGTAGGCGTTGGAGAAATAGAACGAGTTGTGCGTAACCGTACCGTCACCCAGCACGAAGCGGTGGTCGCCGTCGGTGGTGATAGATATGTAGTCACCTTCACCCGCGGGCGTGATCTTCAACGACGATACCACCGTAGGGTGTACGCCGTCGATAGTGCCCCAGTCCTTGTGTGACGTCTTGGCGGCCCAGTCGGTTTGGACCTTTTTACGAGCGATCTTTACTGGGATGCGGTCCAGTTCACCAGAAATAGTCACGCACCACGAAGAATAGTCGCGGCCTAACGCTTTACAATACCGCGTTCCACCGCCCATTCGGGTACAGAAGCCAAGGCTGTCGGCCAAGTTCTTCACGTCACACACCAGCTGGTAGTTCGTATTACCGAAGTGATAGCCGCCCTGCCAGTAGTTACCGTCGGAATCAATCAACCCGGCCAACACCTGAAGACGAACCTCTTCGCTGTTGACGAGGTACTGCTCCGGAATGTGCTTATTGTATAGCAGGTTGTAGCCCTTGAGCATCCTTTCCAGCGGGTTACGCTTACCGCGGCCACGAACGTCAATTCCAAGCGTCACCACCATACCATTTTGGCCATAGTGAAGTCCCAAGCGCTCGGCGTAGGAGCGTAAGTACTCACACACTTCGGGGTCGGCGGTGGTGATCTTCTGGTTGTTGGAGTTGCCGTCGCCTAACCAGTACCCCAAGAAATACGGCTCCAGCCCCACAGGTCGCGCAGGGTACTGCACCGCCACCTTGAAACCGCGGTAACGTTCCTTCACCCAGTTCGGGGTCTTGCTTAAAAGCGTCGGAATATCAATATCCACTATCCGCTTCGACGCTGTAGCGATGGAACCGTTGCGGTCCTTCTCGATCAGCGTACAAATGTGGCGTGAGTTGACGGTGTAGCTATCACCGCGCGACTGGTCGATACGGTACATCATCGAATCGTGGCCACGGCGCGTAGCAACCACGCGGCGGGGCTTAGAGTCGACGCCCATCAACAAGTCGCCAACCACAACGTCTTCGACCTTTTTGATAGTTCCGTCGTACATCCGGACAGGGGTTCCGACGGCTTCACACTTCCCGTGGTCACGTGCTGCGTTGATACACAATTTCTTGTGGTTGTGGACTAACTCACCCCACTCCAAGTGGTGCCACGACAGCTGGAAGTCCGGGATGACGGAGGTGATGAAATACGTCAAATTGGCACACCGCAGGGTGTCTTCAACCACGGCCGAGACGTTCTCTTCATAGCGGGGCTTAAAATCAATCGACACGTCGCCGGTATACATAATCCGGTACGTGTCCATCATCAAAGCATCAAATATCGTGTCAACGTCGTGTGTATCGCCACTCATCATCTCGTTAAGGCCGCGTTCGTCCATACCCTCGATTATCTCGTCAACGAGGTCTAAACAAGCCAAACGGTGCGTCAACGACGGGATCGCAATTTGAGGCATCATACGTCAAAGTATTTTAATAGCAACACCCAAAGGGGCAAATCCCTCTGGGTGTCACCGGGTCACACAACAAAACTCATCTCTTCAACTCCAACGCTTTAGTCAGGTAGCGTTCCATCTCCAGCGTCTCACGTTCGTAAACGTCCTTGGGGTAGTCCTTCAGGAGCAGGGCGTTGTACCCCTCGATGGCCGTTCCCAGAATCGTGGTTAACTGTATGATCTTGGCCTTATAAACCGCTGCGCGGTCATCGGCGTTGAAGGTGAAGCGGAATTTTGTCTTGTTGGTATCGAGCAGCGCGACGTAGCCGAACGTCTGAAGCGTTTCCAACACGTCGAGAGCCTTACGGTGGGAAAGCGTAGTTTTCTTGACTACCTCGGTACGGGTGAAAGTTCGCTGGGCTATCATCTCCCGTTCCAAATCATCGAGGCCCAAAATACGAAGCAGTTCGAGAGCCTTGGAAAAGGCCAGTTTGCGGTTTTCGTCCTGCTCGGTGTACTGTTTTGTCGCTGCTACCTCCTCGGGCGTTTGAGCGACGCGTGTGTTATCTGCCATTTTGTTTTACGGTTTCCGGTTTTATAGTTGGAAACAGCGGACCGCGGAATTTGATCTGACGAGCGATCAGGCGCTGCGCCACCGCTTCAGCCGAAACGTACAGGTCAGAAATACTCAAACCGTCGAGGCAGCCCGTTTCACCGTCTTCCTTGGAGCGATACACGGCCTCAAACCAGTAGTGGCCCGTGGCCATCTCACGCCGAGCGGCAACGATCTTCACTTCGACGATCGAGATTTTGATACCCTCGTCCGTGTCACAGTCCATGAGTACGTAACGCGAATCGCCAATCTGAGGAAGAAGATCACCCTTAAAGCGCGATGGCCGTCCGTTCTGGTTGACTTCCCGCGGGGGGGTTACACGTTTTTGCTTTCCGGAAACGCTCTTTTGGCGGTTGTAGGCTTGGTTGGCGTCGAATACCTTTTCGGCCAACTTATCCAGATCGGGCGTCGTGGAGTTTTGGGGTTGATAGCGGTAGCGAATCGCCGACTTATCACCCAAACGCTCTACCAGCCCGTTGGCGGTAAGAACGTCGAAAAGCGGCGGCGTGATTTTGGGGCTGATACCGTTTTTGGCCAGTATAGCGCCAAACGACGCTCCGGGTTCCAATACGCTTACCCACTTATTCGTGGAACGCTCCAAGATTTCGGCGATCGACGCCTTAACGCCAGTGATGAATGATTGCTTGTCCATTTTGTTATACGGTTTTGTTGTTAGACACGGTGTATAACGTTGGCGGTTGTTACTTGGCGCACTTAAACTCGAAGAATTCGTTCCCGCGGCGGCGAGTCTTTTTCTCGGTGGAGGACGCGACGTCGCCCGTAGCGCGAAGACGCTGGATACAGTAGCGGAAGTACTCGGCCGTGGCTTCAACGTCGTTCATCGCGCCGTGAGCGTCGGTGAGGCGGATGCCGGCGCGTTCACACGTGGCGCCTAACGTCATCTTCTCGTCGCCCGCGAGGCCGTACATCATTTTGGAGAGGTACATCGTGTCCAGCGTCTGGTCTTGGATGTAGGTGAACAGAGTCTGCTTTTTGGAGTAGGCCGAGTAGTAGAACGCTGCCTCCAGCATCCCCACGTCGAACATCACGTTGTGGCCAACGCCTATCAACCGCCGTTGGTCCTTACCCTTCACGTCGGGGAAATTCTGGGTACAGAACCGCCCGAACGCTTCGATGAAAGCGTTGAGGTCCATACCGCGGTTCACCTCGGCCATATTGACCATCGTCTTTTGGATGGATTCTTTCGTTATTTGGAGATCGTTGTACGGCTTCACGTAGGTTTCCCAGCGGTCTACCTCTTTCAGGGTGTTAAAGTCCAGCACAACGGCTGCAAACGACGTTATGGGGTTCTGGGCCGGGTCTAAGCCTCCGGTTTCACAATCAAATACAAGATACGGTGAACGTTTCATATTGTTAAATCTTTTTGTTTTCTAATTTCCCAAGCCTTTTTAGCTGCCTTACTCATCCTTAATCGCGCTTCGGCGGAAAATGGAGCCATTTTCTTACCTTTACGCGCTTTGCTTATCTTCAATTTTGCTGCTTCGGTATGGTGTTTACCTAAAAACGCTGAAGAGTGGGTTGCGTAATATTTCCGCACTCCCGCAGCGCGTTTTTCAGCTATTTCTTTTGGGGGCTTTTCGCCTTTATTCTTAGGCACGTAACCCGCTTCTTTCCGTTTACGCCACATTTCACGCATCAACTCACAAAATTCAGGCGTTCGTTTCTTTCCAGCGTTGGCTTTACGTATCTTTTCAACCGTTTCTGGCGATAGTTTCTTGCCTCGATGCGCTTCACTCAACCGTTTACGCAGTTCGGGAGTTGCCCTTTTACCTAAACACGGATGTCCGTATTCATCATAATACTTTTTCAACGATTCAGCCTGCTTTCTTTTGCAATTTTCGTCCTTCATCGGACTCCCAGCGCCAAACGCATTCGCCGTACCACGTAAAACGTTGCAACCGCCTTTCTCTTCGGTATAATGCGCCATTTCGCGCTTTATGTAATACTGTTCGAGAAAGTCCAAAGCACGTTGATCACACGCGCCTTGATATAAAATTTCACGCCGAACAAACTTTTTCCAGTGAAGCGGATAATCCTTTTTGACGACATTCAGAAAATCGTTCCAAATTGTACCTCCGCCAAAATACGAGTTAAAGTCTTCCATTCCCCAGTGTTGACCGACATAAAAGGGGCGTTGTCCGTAGAACTTGTACTTCGCTAAAATGGTTAATTTGTATATTATTCCTATCTTCATTTAATTAGTCTTTTCCATCCTTATAGTTGTAAAAGAAAACCGCCTCGCTGTATCGCTACTGTGGGGCGGTCCGGGGTGAATTAAACCTTTGATTGATGGAAGTCTGTTAGACTTTATGGTCGGGGCGATATTTCACGCCCCGCGTTCGTCGGTTGCCGTTCCTATTGATCTTCCCCATGCCGGCCGGGCGGGCGAACTGCCACAACGATGACGAACGAAATTTCTTTGAACCCCTGACCTTCGGGGTTATGGTTGCCGCGGCGTCATCGTGATTCCGGTTATCACGACCCGAAGCGCAGCCAGCGGCGTTAGCGATCTTCGGTAGGCTCTTCGCGAAAAGCCCTTAGAGTTGACCCGGAAGGATTCGAACCTCCAACGCCAGAACCAAAATCTGGTGTGTTACCGTTACACCACGAATCAGCGTAGGGGGCGCGACGAATCGCTTATACTCTTCCCCCAGTTAGAGTCTGTCTCCTCCGCTCCGGCGCTCGCTATGGAGGAAGTCTGCGTTGCTGCCTTGGAGACAATTTGTTTGACCTTGCGGCCCGTTGGCTGGCGTCAGGGCTTACACCTTACGGAGGCCTAACTCCGATCCCCCCAGCCGTGGAGATATACCCTCGTTCTACTCGCACAACCCACGGAGGGCCTCGCCGGACCGCGAAGGTCGTGGTCTGTAGAACGATTAGCCGAGTGAGCGTAGGCTCTTTATTGTCTATCGGCGTCGACTTCGTCCGGCTTCACCGGGGAATTTCACCCCAGCTACTATCCTTCGTAGCCCCTCAGCGTGCGCACCGCTGGTTTCATCGAGATCGGCTTCGGGCCAGCCGTATTGGTGCCAGCCGACCCGGAGGTCGGAACGAGATACTGTATGGAGTAAATTGTGGCCACTCTTTGACTCCCCAGCGCTCTTCTGGCTAAAGTAGAGGGAACGCTAAGAGTTGGATCAACCAAACCTTCACGGCGTTGGCCGATCCTGTTTTGGAAAAGAAACTCGCTTATAGCAACTCGAAACTAACTGGCATGGAAAGTCAGCGTTCCCTCGTTTCAGGTAGTATAACGTTGGCGCGAAAGTAACGAAAAATCCGCCAGGGCAAACCACTTCCCTGACGGACTGCGAAAGCTAACTATTATACCAGCAAATGAATTATTTTACAGGTTACTTTTTGCCTTTTTTGGCGGTTTCAGCGTCGGCCCTCATGGCATACGCCGTTTTGAACTGGATGGTCCGGTAGGCACGGGTCTCCATGTCCTGTCCGGTGAAGGGGTTACGCATGGTACGAGCCGGAACGTCCTTCAGGACAAACTTGCCGACCTTACCCAGCGGAATAGTTTCGCCCTTGTCGCGGACCTCTTCGGTGAGGACCTCTTCGAGGGCGCGGACGAACTCAATCGCCTGAGCCTTGGTGGTACCAGCCTTCTTGGCCAGCGCACCGTAAAAATCTTGCACTTTCATTGTACGATAATTTTGATTGTTGATAATTATGAGGGTTGTTTAGACCTTTGCTTGTACGATTGTGATACCGAGTTCTGTTAACTGGTCACGTAGGGCGTTCCACGCTGCGTCGCGGGCTTCTTCCGCTAACCACCACTCGTCGAAATTGTCGCCGTCGGCCGCCACGGTGTCGATGTTGGCGATGATACCGTACTGGTATCGTTGGCGTTCGTCGTCGTAGCGCTCTGTGCGACTCAACGACCGTATGGCGTACCACGGGACCAACGTCCCGCCTAACTCGATAAAAACGGCGTTCAAACGCTTTTTCTTGGTGAGTTCTTCGGTGGCGCCCAGAAAGTCAGCCAGCGACATATCGTAATCAACGCCATCGTCGGCGTTGCGTTCAGCGGAGTAGGGCTTGGCCTTCACCTCAACGTGCTTACCGCCAAACAGCGGCAACCCGTTGGAACCGCGACGTATTTTGTGAGCCTTCGCCGGCTCCTGGGCTTCATCGATCTTCGACGTGTGGACCTTTACCATCGTGTTTTACCATTTTGACGTATCCGGCCTTAACCAACTTGCGTATGGCGTTGCGGTGGTTGAGGGCCTGTAAATAGACGCAATCGGGATTCCACTGGACCTTGGCCGAGCGACGCGTCACGGGTTGACCGTTGGTGACGTCTAATTCCAACTTGGTTTCAGTGCCGACTTCGCGACATTCGCCTGTTTTATAGTTGAACTCGTACAACCTCATACCCGGCAGCCGTAGCAACGACCCCAGATAACGCTGCTCTTGCTTTTGGCGTTCCAGCTGCTCGGTACGGGTACGCTCGGCGTCTTGCTGGTCGAAATAGTGACCTACACGAAAGAACTCTGACATGGCGTTATAAGATGTTTGAAAATCCACGAGCGATACCGTCCAGTACGTCGACCGTGAATCGATGAAGGATTTTTGGATTCTCAGCCTGATACTGCCAGTACGGAACTTGTCCGCCGACGCCTTCGCCCCGCAGCGGACACTGCATCAGCGCGAATCGCATTCGGTAGTTAGGCTCGGTCGATGAAATTTTGCCCCAGCCACGAATATCAACGTCCAAGAAGTGAGCGTACCGTCCGTTGCAGATAACGGGTGACCGCAATTCGGGAGCCAACTTTATGCGTTCGGCGGTCATTTGTAACTGAACGTCGCGTGACGCTATTTTGACGACGAACGTTCGTACGTTACGCAGGTTGGTTTCACTGGGCCACCCGTCGTGAATGATCTCGGCTGGGTTAGGCAAATGCTGAAACACGGCGACGTAGACGTCTTGGGGGATAATTTGGTCTTCTCGCGGCGATGCGCGGAATCCCTCAGGGAAGCGGCGGCGCAGTTCGTCTTCAACCAGACGGTCGGTAATAGCTTCAACGCCCTCGGCGTATAGCCACTTCATAAGGCGGCGAAATAAACGTTTCATCACTTTTCGGTTTTCGTGGGTGTGTGAGTTACGGTGATACAGAAACCGCCTTCCATCAACAGGCGAATATCGCCAACGGTTTCGGTGAAGTGGTGGTCGTAGTGGCGGAGAAGCATCTCGCTTACCCACGGCTGACACAAATCTTGGAGGCGTTTCCCCATCAGGGCGACGGCGCCAGTCTTGGTGTAATTGACCGTGGCGTTTCGTTTCTCCAAAAGTTCCTTGACTTCGCGCTGGGCCGGAATCGACCACTCGACGTAGCAGCCCTCTGTGGATGTTGTAAACTTGAAGCCTGCGTTACGCAATTCGATCGCGATACGTGAGGCGTGCGGCGATTCCAAGAACTGCCGAAAGGTCATCAATTCGGTTCGTACGCGGCCCGCCGTGGCTGCTTCCGCGATCTGGCGCATTATGTAGTCCATCGTCTCTTCGAACGTATCACCCTGCGGTGCGGCGTTGGTGTAGGTGATTGCTAAAGTGTCGCGTGCTGTAATCATCGTGCGCTACATTTTGAGGGTTACTTTGACGCCAACCAGCGTGTTGACGGCGACTTCGGTTCCGTCGTAGCCGAGTTCCCTTACCTGAGCGGCAAACGCTTCGACGGCGTTGACGAAAGCGCTGTTTTGGATTAACTGGTGAAAATCCTTTGGCTTGGTAGTTTGGCGCTTATCGGTAAGCGTAAGTTCAAAGCCGTTACCGCTGTCCACGGTCAACGAACGTACATCCAACTGACGAGCCGTGATGCGTTCGCCGTAGTCGTAGGCCGCCCGCCGCATACTGAGGGCGATACGCTCGATTTCGGGGTGTTGTTGATGTTCTTGTTCCATTTTCGTGTTGTTAGTTTTCAGCCTCAATAACGTTGACGGCTTCACCACTCTCTCGCGTATGGGCGCTGGCGTAGGTGCGTTACACACGTGAGCGCTGGGATGAGGCGTGAGGGTGTTGGCGTGGTGTTCTCTCGTGCGTAAGCACGTAAGCGCACGTGAGTGCGCGTCGAGAGACGTCTTCGACAGATTTATCTGGAGAAGTTGAGTCTCTCGTTAGTGGGAAGAGACAGTGTCTTTTGTCTCTTTTCACCGAAAAGCGGGGGATTATAGGGGGTAAAAGAAGAGGGGTTGTAGGGGGAAACCATCAGGGGGAAGAAAGGGGGTGCCAACGAAAAAGCCGCCAAGGACCTAAATCCCCAGCGGCTAAAAGCGTCAACGCAAACGCGCGGTTACGACACGGGTTTGTCCTCAGCGTCCATCACCACGGCGGCTTCCTCGACCTTGTCGTCCAGATTGGCCACCGTAGGAGCGCTGCCGTCCTTGGGGACGTCGATACGCGCCAGCCCTACCTTCTTCCCGAGTTGCTTACCCAGCATCGCTGCCAAGGCCGCCATCAGGTTGTCTTCGGGTTCTTCGTCGTCGGGGATACCGTGCTCGCGCTGGTAGACCTTCGACAGGGCCGAGAAGCGCGCGTGGTACTCGTTGATGGTCTCTTCGGTGTCACGTTGGAGATAGCCTTCGTTCGCCAACGTGGCCAACACTTCGGGGTTGATAGCCACAAGGCGTTCGACGATGAACGTACCAACGCCGAACACGTTCACCAGCAACAGACCGTCGGTGCGGCGGTATACGGCGGCCATGAGGTCGTTGTCGACCATCACGAACTGGTTCTTCAGTTCGCGCGGATTCAGCGTGGGGACGTGACGCATACACTCCTCAACGCCGATACCGCAGTGGCCGTAGCGGTTGTTGACGATTTTCAGGACCGAACGCTCGATCACCAGCCACTCAGCGTCCAAAACCGGGCCGTACTTTTCGATGGCCTCAACGCCAAGGGCGGTGAAGTGAAGCGTGTCGTCGTCAACGCACAACTCCAACAGCCCGGCGTCGCTACACTCGTACGACACGCGCTTGATTTCGCGAACGAAGTCTGCGCCGTCAGGGATAGGCATCACGCGCCGCATCAGCAGGTTGGCGTCCAACATCTGGCCAAGCCAGTTACGTACCTCGCTGTAAGGTACAGCCACTTCGTCAACGCCCGTGAACGGAAGCGGGCCTTCGTCGACGTTAGGGATGAAGGGGCGGTCAGCGGCAGCAGCGGCGACGGCGTACAGGAACAGAACCTGCGTCTTGGTGATTGAGGCTTCGGCGTTGATGGCCAGCGGGGCGGTGGCGTTGAAAACGCTCGTGATAGTTTGATTTTCCATTTTCGTTTTGCTATTTGGTGATTAAAAGGTTTGCGTTGTTATTTGGCCTCGTTCTCGAATGCCCTCAAAAGTTCACGGGTGTCGGCTATACGCTCGGTCAGCCGTTTCACTTCTTCGTCGGTGGCGTTGGCCTTGGCGCGATTAAGCGACTTTACCTGCTCACGGTACAGCGCTACCTGAACGCGGAGAGCCTCCTTGGAATGATTTTTAGCGTAGTCACGGGCCGTAGCCATGGCCGTGGCGCGGGTTACTCGATTAGGTGCCATAATTCGTTGTATTAGGGGGGTTAAACTTCAATTTCTACTTTCTCGAACATCATCCGGTTAGGGTCGAAGTCGCCAAACGTAGTGGTCAAATCGTACCACTTTTCAGCCGATTCGCGGTAGGTGATGCCGACGACCGCTATTGCTTCACGCCACTGGCCGTTGACCGTTATGTAGGCCAACTTGGCGCCTAACATCGACCGCACGGCCATCAGGCGGCGTTCTTCAATCATCCGACGCTGTTTATCGCCCATATCGCGAAGGTCGCTTTTCGAGGTAGCGTTGATGATGTAGAGGTTGACGATGGTTTCTGCGTTCATGATTTACCAGTTTTGGAGTTCGTACTCGTTGAAACGGGCCTGTAAGTCGTCGAGACCCATCTTACTCAGTCTAACGTTGGCGGTGCTGATGGCAGTCGCGTTTTCCCTTACACCGGACCCGTACCTTACCATCGCCTCTTTAAGCGATTTGAGGCGGTCGTCCAACAGCAGGAGGCCCATCCACGCATAACGGACGTACTGGACTCCGACCACTTCACACGAAAACCGTCCCGTGTTCTCGACCGACGTTACCAACGTAGGTTCTTCGTCGCCCCTAACGCCGCGGTCGATGTAGAACGTCAATAGCGAACTCTGTTCGATATTGTCCGCCGCGTCTACCAACCCAAACGTTACTGAAGTTTCGCTATACCGCGCCACACGCCAGTCAGCGCAGTTACGATTTTCTTCCAAAAATTCGGCGAGGTCGCTGGAGAAACGGTTCGTCAATTCCTCGATGGCGACGTTGTAAACGTTAATCTTTTTCAAGAGGGCTTCACGTTCACTCTTGCCGGCGTCGGTGGAGAGGTAGGTGTGCTGGGTGTAGAAACGGAACCATTTAAGGCGGGCGTCGTGAAACAGCGACTCCATATTGTTCAAGTAATCGACCATTTCGCGCTTCGACTTTTGGTATTCACCTGGCCGGAACGAATTACCCCCCATCGACTGGAACGCCAGGTCGTACGCCTTTTGGGCCTTGAACGTGGGTTCGGGATTGATGCCGGTACGGCGGCCCTCGGCTTCGGTCCAATCCTCGCGGCGTTTGAAGACCTCGATGATGGCGTCCATGACGGCCTCCTTGGTCTTGAATTGGTTAATACGGTACGTTTTCATCGTGCTATTTGTCTTGCGGTTTTGACTATTTTACTTGGCGAGGCAGGCGTTGATGGCGTCGGGCTGGATGGGCTCCTTGGCCCATTCCATCCACGCCTTATTCCACGCCGAGCGAACGAACAGCATATCGCCGCTACCATCACCCCACCAATCGTTACAGTGCGACAGCTGGGCGCCAATCGTGTTACGGTTAGCGGCGCAGAGTTTACGGTAAATCGACCGGAACATCGTCGATACCACACGCCCGGCGAAATGACCACCTTCGCGAGCGTCATTAGTACAATATCCCCAAGCGCCAACGGTTTCTACTTTACCCTCTTCGTCGAGGAACTCAATGTCGGTATCACCCCAACCTCCGTACAAGAACGTGTCTTTCAAGAGTTGCTGTTCTTCAGGGGTCAGGACCTTTACGATTTCGCGGATGGTTTCAACGGTTGCTTTCATAATTAAAAGGTTTAGTTTCATTTTCCACTGCAAAGGTACGGCGAATTTTCCAAACCGCCAAGAGAATTTGAAGAAATTTTCTCTTTTTTACGAAGATTTTTCCAAGACCCTCGTTTTATCAACACCAGAGCGAGTATAGCATCATCGCCAATAACGCCAAAACTACCAACCACGCTATAAAATAAAGGAGGTTGGCGACCACCCGGACCACCAACCTCAGTATATACACCAACGGTTTCATCACGGTTTGAAGATCATTTTGTTGCACTTAGGACAGCGGAGCAGCACCTTGGGGAGGTAGCGCTGTTCGAGTGCTCCGCGTATGAATATGCGCGTCTGAGCGTAGGTGAGGGGGATTCGTTCACCGCACTCACACGTCAGCGTCACCTCAACGGTGTACTTACCCTCACCCGCCGTTTCATCCAAGTACAGGCGGTCAGGGAAGTCGCGAAACTCCAACACGCCGTTGGCGTTACGTGTCCACGAGTTTACACGTTCTTTACCGAACCCCATATCCATCGTGATGGAGTACCCCTTGGTGTTGGCCAGAAATTCCGGCGTTAAACAGATTTGGGTGTCGTTAGGACGCGCGGGGTCTGCGCTGGGTACAGTGTAACACCCGTAACGGCGCATTTCTTCGCTGAGCCGCGGGTCATCGTAGTTACGTTCTTCGTTCATATCGTTTCCAAGATTTTTAGTTAAATAACGTTCCGTTGGCGTATTTCATCACCCAGGCCGTCGATTCCAACAGATAGTCACCAACACGAGCCATATCCACCAACCGCCAATACTGGGGAAATACGCGGCCTGTAGGATCTTCTCCGGTGGTGGAGTTGTAGCGTATCTCCATACTGGTTTTACCAAAATCGCGAAACCCCAAGCGCGAAACGCGGAAGTGGTGTTCGTCGTCCGGGCTGGCCAAGGTCACGGCAATAGCGTCAACCAGCGGTGCTACTTTCAACAACCCCTCCGTGTCGGGGAACCCGGTGAAGAGTTTGATACGCACGTTGGTGTTGGCTGAACGGAGTTCGTTGACGACGTCGATCACGCGTTGGGGGTAGTTCATCGGTTCACCGCCGATAATCTGGACCACAGGGAACTCACGCCCCAAGGCGCGGCCCGTGGAAATACACACCTTACCCTGCTTGGCCCACAGGTCACGTGCCGCGGCCAACACCTTCATTCCATAGGCGTCAACGGGCAACTCGTCAACGATCAGCCGACATATAGGTCCACGAAGGTTCATCACCGTACTAATTTCAACAACAATTCAACCAGCCCCCAGCATATCACCATCAAACCTATACACCCCATCACCAACTCAAACTTTTGGAGCCACGAAAGCGGGTTTATCTCCAACGAGTGATCGTATTCGTCCTTGGCTCGCCGCACCTTTTCTCTCAGGTACGCCAACCGCGGATCGCCGTGAGCGGTGTGGATGTCCCAGCGGACGTCCTTACGGTACAATTCGATAATCGTTTCGTCGCCCCAACACCCGAATTTGACGGGCTGTAATTTGCTAAACGATACGCCGTCGATGAAATATTGCTCACCGTCGCTGTCCTGCGTGACGCTGGTGATGATGACCCGGCGTTGGAGGTAGGTCTTGATGAGTTGATCTTCTTGGAGATCGTTAGGTCTGCGTGATGTCATTTTACGATTAGATTTCAATCGAAGGCAACGCTGCCTCCAATTCGTTTAACATTGTAACCAACGCGTCGCGTGCGGCCGAGGCTTCGTCGTGCGTAGCGTAACCGCGCGAACTGATCGAGAGGAGCGGGGTGGCGTTACCATCCGGTTGGCGGAACTGGACCTTGAAAAAGTAGAACGGTTTCCAATCGTCAACGAATTCTTCCTTTACAGCCTCGTCAGGAACCGCGGTACGTTTAATCACCCGCCAACGAGCGTATATCAACGACTTTTCGGGTTCTGTTCTGGTTTCAACACCAAGGTACAGACCCACGAGGTTAAGCATATAACGCCATTTCATAACCTCCACAGAACCCATTTCGAGCGTTTCGAGCAATTGCCACTCGTCCATTTTGGCGGCGTGGAAGTGTTCGGGTGTCGCTTCTTGAATCCCGCTGATATGGCGAATGAGCGTTGAGTTGATGACTTGGTTGTTAATCTTGATCCACATTTTCGGTTATCGGTTTTTGTCGTGTTTGACTGGTTTGTGTGACTCGGCTGGTGTCTTGTCTTCGTCCTTGGTGAAACGTAGGTCGCTCTGGAGACAGAACGGGTACGGTACAGGCACGCAGTTAAGTTCTTCGCGGCGTGTTGGCGCTTTCCACTCGCGCCGTTTACCTTTCACGCGTTTAAGAACGCTGGGTGGTATGAGGTCTTTTGGCGGTTCGTAGGCTGGTACGGGTGGCGGTGGAGGTGTTTCCACCACCTTCGGCTTACGACCACGACGCGTGGTGGGCTTCACGGTGTTGGCGGTGTCCTTTTTAGGGACTTTCACCCTCAGCCGGAGCAAACCCCTTCGCGACGCCGTACTGCGGACCGTAGCGATCGCCAAATCCCATTTAGCGCAAAACGCCTTAATATCCATCGTGGCGTAGGTTTCGATGAGTTCTTTCAGCGCTGGGCCGCCTTCGTAAAGCACGTCGCGCTGACCGGGTCGTCGGGACATATCACAAGTGGGTTAACGTGGTGTTATACTTAACGCGCTCTTCAGCCAAGAGGGCCAACAGACGTTCTTCGGAGCGCGACGAAGAACCTTCGTAGTGGTATTCTTCGAGTGTGAGTTCTACCTCAGCGTCGTTGTGGACGGGGTAGCCCTTACCGAGCGCCAACAGGCGGCGTTCAACCGCAGCCCGCTGGCGTCGTAGGTCCTCAATCTGGCGTATAATATCGGCCTTCGTCATCACCGCGCGAGTTTCAACATCCAGTCACGGAATTGGTACGGATAACCCGGTTCGTATTCAATCATACGTCCAGTACGCAGGTTACGCAGCGTGTAGGTAGGGAACAAGGCTTCAGGCTCACCGCCAACGATCAGGCACGGGTCTTCACCTTTACCAGCGTCTTCGAACATTTCACCTCCCAGACCAATAGGGTCGTCGTTGGCGTCGTCGTATACGATACCTTCTAATTCCAAGAAGTCGCGTTCTTCGTAGTCCAAACCGAGGTATTCAGCTATTTCGGGCCACGTCTTAACCTTCACGCGGCTGCCGATACGGTACAGGGGATTCATCACTTTTGGGGATTAAGTTCGTTAATAAAACGTTGCATTTTGCGGACTTCGCACGCAGCGACAGTCTCCTTGGCCATCAGCGTCTGGCGATACGCCTCGATAAGCGCAACGCGAAGGTCGTCTAACTGCTCACCGTTGATAGCTGCGTCGGCCAGAACGTTACCTTCGAGGTCGGTGATGTTGATGATAACGGCCGAACCGTAATACACACCGTCCTTCACGCTGGTGAGTCGATCCAACGCTTTCATCACGGCGTCGGGGCGCTGTACGTCGCTCTTGCGCTTCTCAGCGATAAACTGTTTGAGGGTTTTGGATTTCATTTTGATATACGATTTAGTTTTACAATCTTACGGCGGCGGCCAAATAGGCTTCAGCCTCGGTAACGCTGGGCGTTTCAGCGTCGTAGCCAGCGGCATACGCGGCGGCGATAATCATTTCACGTGTCATAGGGCTATTTACGGTTGAGACGTTCGATAATTTTGACGATAGCTACTATTCCAGCCAGCGTCATCACGCCAGCCACCGAAAGCCACACGGTCTTACTCCAAAAGTTTTCAAAGCGCCAGCCCAAGTAGGCTATATTCGTAGCGCCAAAGACGATCACGGTTACGATAATACACAGCGCCCATGCGGCGCGCTCTTCGAGTTGTTTACGATTCTTATCCATTTTACAGAGTTTTGAGGAGATTTTCGATAGCATCACGCCGCGTCATACCGTGAGCGGGGATATTTGTATTACCGTCGGCGTCCAAGATTTCAGCGGCCGACCAGCGAAGCATATAGTTACCACGCAGACCTTCGTCGCGAGCCCAAGCGCGGCACAGCCCGGTGTTGTCGTCTTCGTATACCACTTCGCCGCGTACCAGTACCTGACACAGAACCTCAATTTCGAATTTCACGGTCTTTTTTACAGTCGCTTTCATAGCTTCAGAGTTTAGTTTCATTTCCAAGAGCGAAGGTAGTGTAAATCTCCAAGACTTCAAAGAGAATTACGAAAAATCTTCCAACAAAAGAGAATTATTTTTCGTAAACCGCCAACAGAAACCCCCAGCGGACGTTTTGTCTACTGGGGGAAACTTGTAAAATGATAGTTATATCGCCTCGCGGCGTCACGTAGTATAACGTTGTTAGATGAACCGTCGCGCTATCCACGAAATGTATTCCTGTTGTACCTTGGCGCGTTCGGTATCGCCCCGGTGGCCCTTCTGTTCGCAAATGTACGCCCGCTTGGCGATTTCGTAGCACGTGTCGTTACTCATTTGCTCCATCATCCACTGGTACGGATCGAAGTCCTCTTTGGGACCCAGCCCGTTAACTGAGGCGGTACTGGTTTGAAGGTCGATGATGACGATCGGGACCTGAGGATTGTAACCGCGTTTGGGGTAAAGCGTCAACCACTCACGGTATACACCGTCGTCGTATTGTTCTATTCCGTAGGTAGCGATGATACCGTTGGAAAGGCACTTGCGGTGGCGTTTGTACGCTTTGTATACACGCTTACGAATACGCTGTACCGCTTCGTTCCACTCCATTTCGTCAGGGCTGGTTTTCTCCAACCCGAACAAATACCGCCACCAGAAGAAAGACGGGCGGTGTTCCACGATCAGCACCACGACGATAGCCAAGGCGCACACCAGCGCGGCGAATAATGTCGATTTGTCGTCCATTTTGGTCTTGAATTTTCGTTATCGCTTTGCGAACGTTACCTTGTACCACCCGGCTCCTGCCACGGCCACAAATCGTACGTTACGATCCTCCGGGTGCAGGGAGATGTATACCGCGGCTGAGGTGTTGGCGAACGCTGGAACCACACCTGTATCAGGGTGCGACGTCACAGCAGCTATTTCTGTTGCGGTCATCTTCTCCACCACGGTGTCTTCACGCACGTCGAAGCCCAGCGAACGAATGGCGCCCAGCACGTAGTCCGAATCGTCAACGCGACGCTGAAGTTCGGCCATCATCGCTTCGTAGTCTGCGCGGAACTCGGCGAACGAACGTACCGTGGTGGTCGTGGTTACAGACTTACCGACCACGTCGTCGCCAATCATCACCAAGTTACGAACGCGGTCATACATACCGTCGGCCACAGGGATCACTTTCGACGCCTGCCAACCGAACGCCGTAACCTTTTCGGTGACGTAGCGTACACGCTCGTCGCGCTCACGGTCTAAGTTGACCAACACGTCAGCCTCCGCTCCGGAGATCAACTCGATGGGCTGGCCATTCCAACGACTTTTGAATTCTTGAATTTCCATCACTTCTTGAATTTAGATTTTTGCTTTTTGTTGAACTTGTGCTGCGGTACGCGCCCTTCCTCACGCGTGAGTTCGTGGTCTTCGTCCGCTGTCTTATTAAACTTTGAACGCCAAAAGTCCACTTCGGCGTCAGCGCGCTGTTTAGGTGCTTCCAAGACTTCACGCTGCTTGGCGATACGCTGGAGGAATAGCTGCTTTATGGCCTCGCTGGAGGTACGCTCTTGCTCGCTGAGAGGTTCGGCCTTAACGTCTTCCACTTCGTCAACGCCACTCACCGCGTGTTCGTGTTGAATACGGTTGAAGTCGTAATTCATCGACGATGGGTACTCCATTTCGGCTTGGGGATCGTACTCGTCGTTGGTAGGCATAAAGCGGGCGTAATACGAGTTGTGGAGGCCAGCGACTAATTTCGCCAAGTCCCAATTCATACGCGCAGCCACGCGGCCAAGGATTATCTCCTTGAGGTTGACCGATTTGTATATGGTTTGCTGGATGTGGAGGCGTATCTCTGTTTCGACGTTGACGTCGATGGCTCCGTTGATGAAGATTTGGTCGCCTTCGGCCTCTTTACGGATCTGTTCCAGAGTGCGTAGCATCGAATTATAGGCGTCGTTCGAGCGTAAGGCCTTATACCGCGTCTTCATCTGGGTGTACATCCAGCTGAGTTCCTCTAAGCGAGGGCGTTTCGAATACAGACGCACGTCTTGGACGCGGTTACGGAATTCTTCGCGGCGTTTTTCGATGTCGTTGATGAACCGTTTTAACACGTCTTGGACGTATTCCAACTCTACCTGTATTTCGCGGCTTTCAGCTAAAATACGGACCACTTCCTTGGGGGTGAACATCTTCCCCAAAAGTTCCTTAATGTCCTCTACCAGCGTCACGTCAGAGCAGTTTAAGGCGTCGAATTCGCCACGCTCTTCACGGCGGCGTTTACGGGCTATTTCGAACGATCCACGCGCAACGGCCAATAAGCGGTTAGCCGTCAACTGGACTTTGCGGCGCGCGGCGTACATTTCGAGTATCTCTTCACGCTCGCTGGTAGACAGGTGTTTTATATTCTCACGCAACGTCCGCGGGAACCACATCAGGTTGATCTCTGTGCCGTCCGACGCCAAGACGTGAATACGCTTCAAAGTCGACGATTCCTTCATCACCAGATATTTCTTCCAAGCCACAGGGTCAGTGATTTCCGGAGGTATAGGGGCGTTGAGGAGTTGTTTGAAATCTTTTTCCATCGTGTTTTACAATTACTTTTCTTGGAAATAATAACTGTTGGCGTCAACCGTCTACTATTGTAGGGTCGTTGGAGTCTTCGTTGGCGTGATGTAGGTATAGCGGTGGTGCCACTTCGTTACGATAATCCATGAAGGCCCAGCGGTTGTGGTCGCCACTGAGGGCGCCAAGCAATTCACGGTCCCGCCAAATGTTGTTACGTACCGGGAAGGGTTGGCGGCGCATACGTACAGGGACCACGCCGTAAGCGATGGTGTTACGCGCCGTACCTTCGCTGACCTTCACGGCGTCGGGTACGGTTAAGCGAAACGCCTGACCCGCGTCCTCTGGGTAGAGTACAGGGATCAGGAGTCCGTCGCGTGTTTTATAGATTTCGTATTTCATTCACTACACTTTTTCTCGTAGAACAACCGCCAACGCCAATACGACATATAGCCTTCCCCCTTATTCACGTCAATTTTTTGACCACACTCGGGACACAAAACACAGTCTGGAAATAGAAGCGAATGACGCGAGACGATTTCCTCATGTCGAAATAATACCTTTGCGCCGCACAGTCTACAACGCTTTTTGTACGCCGGGTTGCTGTAGTAGTTTTTCCGGCGTTGTGCTTTGACGTAGTGTTCTAACGCTCCCTTCTTGAGTGTTATCATCGCTTTTCGTTTTGACGGTTTTCTTTTTCACGTTCACGCACCAAAATCCAACGCAGGCGGTTGGCCAATTCAACACACTGTTCTGGGGTGTACACGACGTGTGCTTGGTTGATGCCTGCTTCGACCTCCAAAAGATCGACTACCAAACGCAGGTCGTTGACGCTCAATCGGACGTTGTTGCGCGGTGTAGTACACAGCGCAGGGCCTTTTCGCTTACTCATTGTGTTTTTCGTTTTTGGCGTTCATATTGTTCTTGACGGAGACGCTCTTCGCGTATTGCGCCGTGGCTTACGATGACGAACCAAATCGCCAAGCCCCAGATAAGGCCCATAAATATAGCCACGCCGATAAGCGCCAATACATCCAACGTAGTCATAACGCGTGTGGTTTAACAAAATCTTTCATTTCTTATCACTTTTTACGATACTTACTTCTTGGATGTGAAACACGCCTGAGCGGTCTATATACCCGCCAACAGCCGCGGTCAAATCGCCTGATTTCAGTCCGCGGTCAACGAATGCGAACTGTTCGGCGTCGTGCGGCGCGGTTTCTGGTTCGTCAACGAACTTAACGTCGCCAAATACTCGATCATCCATTTTCTACTTCTTTTTACGTTTTGACTCCCGGTCGTTACGGCCTGTGAGTTGGTTGAACTCTTCCTCCGTCACGCGGCGTACATCGGCTGGTATTCGGTGCCAACGCCAAAGCCATAACCCGCGGTAGTATGGTCGCGGCGGACGTTGGCCTCAACGTCAACGCACAATCCAGCGAAATAGTCCGTGAAGCCCACGATGGCGTTCACTTCGTTTATGCCAACACGCGGCAGGCGTGTCATTTCTTCATACAGAGCCTCCCCCTTCGCGTTGGAGACACGCGGACGGTAGGTCCTCAACAGCGGGCTGTTCACCATCACCCAAGCCTCAGGGTCGCGCGGCGGTTCACCTTCGAATACCACCGTACTAACGCCACCAGCCCAGACCATTCGTAGTCCGTTCCAACGTGTTCCGCCAACTTTACGTGTAAACGCTCGCGCTGCAGTCCAAGCGTGTAAGCGTCTCCGCGCCAAGGCATCTAATCTGGCGTAGGTCACCGTCCCCGGTTCGGCAATGTAGTAGTATTTCAATTCTTTTTCCATTACGGCAATTCTTTTTCCAACATCGCGTTGGCGTACAACAGCGCACCAAACACCGACTGGATGATATTACGATCGATAAACAGGTTGTTAGACTGGTCGATGGTTACCATCACACGTTCGTCGCTCATACGCTCAAAGCGAATACGTCCGTATTTCAACAGTTCCCACATAGCGTCTTCCAAAGTAAACGCTGGCTGATATCGGTAGTCTTTCAAACCGTCAAAGGATCGTGCCGGGTGAGCCGTCAACAGCGTACCGGAGTACCGGCGGCGACGCAACAAGAACCCCAGCTGTTTTCGCGGCTTTATGCCCCGATCCAAGAGTTCTTTCGACGCCGGGGCCGTAAGTACGTCCGTGCCTACTACCGACGCGTGGCGGGCCTGTTGCGAGCCGTAGCGCGTAGGTTCGGCATCGGTGGGTTGAGGTACACGCTCCAAGTTCCCTTCCAAGCGTTCACGCGTGACTATTTCCGAGCGGCAGTCGGTGTGGTACCACTGGCCCTCGTAACGCTGCGGACGGCGTTCGAACCAATGTAACGTGCCGTCAGCGTCGGCGGCGTAGTAGCCCGGTTTCAGACAGTGGGCCGTTGAGGGTTTCAACGCTACCCACTCACCCGGTTTCAGCGTTGAGCCGTGAAGCAGTATGGCTGCCTGTTGGGGGGTAACGCCCACGGTGTCGCTTTCGCTGAAGTACAACGCGCCGTTCTGGACGATGGGGTGCTGTTCGGCCAAGACGTAGTCGCCTGATTCCTGCCTAATCAACCACGCCATAGTCCTTCAGTATTTCGTAGAACTCCTGCGGCCAAACGATATTGTCCGGCAGCGGTACCAAGAACGACCCCAAGGCCAAGGCAAACGCCCGCGCTACTTCTTCAACTTTCCAACCTGCAATTCCGCACCCTATTTTGGTCACGTAGAACCGCAGTTCGGGGTGTTGGCTGGCGTAAACGAGGAAGCGATCGCACGCTGCTACCAACTCGTCGAACGGTATACGTATTTTATACCTCAGGACTTCTGTAGTTCCGTATGAAAAAGAATCCCAGTATCCCATCGTCGGGATGGCGTAGCTGCGGCCCTGCGGACCTTCGGGGTTGCCGTTGACGGCGCCAAAACGAATCAACGCTGTATAGGCCGCGCCGCCACAGTGTTCGCCATCGGTGTTAGAGCCAAACACGAACACGCCGTCGTCGGGGAGTTGGCCAATATTTTCGGGTGTAAATTCCATGGATGTTAGATTTCTTCGATTTCTCCTCGTTGGAGCATTTTCTTGTGTTTTACCAAGTCGATCGACGTTGTAGAACTTGATCCGTCGATGTCAATCGACTTAATATTAAGTTGCTTTTCGTTAGGGCGTATCTTCAACACCTGAAACGAAACGCCTGTAGAAGGGTGGATGTACGTACCGCTAACGCGGAAGAACCGCGCTTTACTTGTCTTGGCCATCGGTGAGGGTGTTGAGACGGTTGATGATACGGTTGAAGTCGGCTTCGAGGTCGATGAGGGTTTTTTGGCCTTCATCGGTGGCGTAGGCGCATTTCTCGGAGATGAGGTTGCTGATGTTGTGGGCGAGCAGCCTCACGTTGTTGCGCCGGGCTTCGTAGAACAGGGCTTCAATCTTGCGCGGCGAAGCGTATCTGAATACCGAATGCCCGGTTTGGTGATGTTCGGAGGGAACCATCACTTCTTCCTCATCACGGCGTATCCGACGATGAGCCGTGAACGGTTCGGTTTGGGCGTTTACCGTCCCTGATATGGGGTCCATACGAACCAACCGCACGTAATCTTCACTTTCGTGCAGCGAAACGCGGAAAATGCCCAATACCTTCCCGCAGTACTCTTCGTATACCAAGTCACCTTCGAAAAGGTATTCCGGGTGTACCGGAGCGGCGCGGAACTGCTCACGGGTGATGATGTCAGGGTAGCATTTCTCCTTGCCTTCGTACACGATCATCAACGCCGCCTCTCCTTCTTCGTCTTCACCAAAAGACTTACACACGCAGGCTTGGCCAACGATGGCGAACGCCTTGGTTTGCTCACCGCGGTAGTACCACATACCGCTGAATTTCTGAATACGATCTATGTGACTCATGCTATTGGTAGTTTTCCGAAAGTTCTTTGAATTTGTGGTGATACTCGTTTTGACGGCTGGCCGTGCCAATACGTTCACGCCAAGCCGTGATACTTTCACGCGCCGGCAACACGTTTTCGTACTGGGAAACTTGGCGCTGGTCAGCCCACGAACGCTGCGCCGTAGGCATCATATAGGCCACCACCTCCCACTCGTAGGGCGAATGGAGGACGTTCTTCAGATAATCGTAGTGGACTACCATTTCAATGGGGTCCTGAGTCCGGAACGCAAAGTCCGGGTCGGCCGTTTCGGAGAAGCCACGGCCACGGCCAATCAACCCCGACCGCAACCACTGGTGATAGGAGGGCTTACCGGAGTCGTTGGTTCGCTTCAAAAGGTAATAAAGAGTCTTCATTGTAGTGTTTTTGTAATCACTTCTTGATAACGTTGGCGATTTCACGCGGTGACGGAACGCCGCGGTGTTGGCGTGACGGGCGGCGACGCTCAACGGGTTCGTCGTCGTGATCCTCAATGCGGTCTTCAGCCTTATTGAGTTCGTCGTCGTAAGCCTTGGACTGGATATCGTCCTCGGAAGGGTTGGCTGGTGTCATGGGTCGATTGGTTTAATGGTACGTATATTAATGAGTTTTTAGCGCGGGTGATGGCCACGTATTTGAGGTTGAGTTCTTGTTCTTGCTGCCACGGTTGAGTAGCCCAGCGTGAGGGGATCAACTCTGGCGCCAAGAAGAACACGTTGTCGTTTTCCAGGCCTTTCGATTTGTGGATGGTCATCAGCAGTATACCTTCCAAGTCGTCGGTAAAAATTCCCTCGATTGTTTCACGTAATTCCATCACCGTATCGACCTCAACGGCCAAGGCGCGGATCACTTCGATCTTTTCGTAGAGTTCGTCCATCTTGGGTGATGCATTAGGGTTTTTCCAACCTTTAGTGCGCAATTTCTGTTCCAGTTTGTCGGCTTCCTTCCAAAGCAGTTTATCCAACTGGTCGATGGTACGTGCTCCGGTCTTGTTGATTAGGTCGATTAGGCTGCGGCCGATGTCCTTGCCGCGAACGCGCGATTTGATCTTGTTCTTCAGCAGCCACAAGTACACCTCCACCAACGGCCGCAGGTTACGGCAAATGATCCAATCGCCGTCCTCGATGTCGTTCAGCGAACCAAGCGAAACTTCGCCTTCATGAGCGCGTTCGTAGGGACGTATGTAGGGGACAATCTTCTCGGCTTCTTCAACGATACGCCGCCCGCAGCGGTAACACACCGAAAGCGGCATTTCGACGCTACTGCCGTTTAATTCAGCCAACCGGGAGTAGCTGTTAGCGTCTGCTCCGGCGAAGCCGTATATCGCCTGACGCGGGTCGCCAACGGTGATTAACCGTGAACGGCGATCCAGTACGCGCTTTATGAGTTCGTGCTGGAGAAGGCTCATGTCTTGGCTTTCATCGACCAGCACCACCTCATACTTACGGAACCGCAACGTGGGGTCCGTTACCGGAATATACAACATGTCGGTAAAGTCAAACTGCGTGTGGTCGTTGATGCCCAGTAGGAAGGTCTCCAAGGCCAGTTGCTTTTCCAGCGGGCCGCAGTCGATGTCGTGATAGTCACACAACGACTCAATTTCGCCGATTTCAGGACGGCAAAGTGCCGTGCGCATCAGGTCTACTATCTTCGGAATTAAATAGATCAAATAGCCCTTTTTGCGCCTTAACAACAGTTCTTGAACCTCTTCGTCGTGAGAGTGGCGTTTCAACACCACTTCCAACTTGGCGATGGACTTATTAGGGTTCATCTTGGCAGCGTTGCCGTATCGACGTAGTAACAACCGCCACCCGTACGAATGAAGCGTCATGATATCGACGTTAGGGCGCGTGTTACGGGCTTGCAACTCCTTCACTATGGAGTTGTTAAAAGCCATGAAGATAATTGATTTACCGCGGGGGATGCGCTCCAAGCACCCCAGCAGCGTGGTGGTCTTACCACTACCGGCCACGGCGTTGACGTTGATATTGTGGTCGGTAGTGGCTACCTCATTGTATATGGCTTGTTGATAAACGGAAGGCTCGAAGGCCATGACGATCTTGTTTTACGATTTTGGGTACTGGGTTAACCACGAGTCGATGTCCAGTAAATCCATTTGACGCTTTTGTGAAACTGGAAATTCAGCGCTTTCTGGTTCTGTACGATGGATTCCAGTTTCGACAGCACGGCTGCCTTACCCCGGTTCATCACCACCGACTCTAAGCGTATAAACGCTGTAATGTCGTAGCCCGACACTTCGCAGTAGTCGATCGACGCCACGTTGGACTCAACCGACGGCGTGAACTTATTTACCAAGAACACAAGCGGTTCGCCCGTGTACATCCAAACCTCCAAAACGGCAAAACCGTTTTCCAAGATGGTGGTGATGGTTTCAATCTTTTTTTCCATTGTGATACTCTTTTTTGACGTTTTCTAATAGTTTTTTCATCCGTACCAACGCGCGGCTGTAGAGGTTCTCAGTCACGTCAGGGTTGTCAGCCAAGAACTCGGACTTCCGCTGCCCGGCCAAGCGCGACATCACAATACGCCGTTCCAAGGCTGTGAAGCCAAACGTGTCGAACGTGATCTCCATGTCGTTGACGTGGCCAGGGGTCCGCATATCGGGGTGTGACGATTCAACGGCTTCCGAGATATCGCCATGACGCGCTTTGAGGTTCTTCTTGTAAAGGGTGTAGAAATTGCGGGCGATGGACTTATTGAAGTAGAAGTAGAAGTTCGCTCCCGGAAGGATAGTGAATTTCTCCAAGCATTTATCAAACATCGCGTAGCAATCGGCAATGGCTTCATCACGCGAAGGGATTTCAGGCGCGTTTGAGCCGTTGAGCAGGTTGATGTAGTTAGTGATATTCTTCAGTACGATATGCCCCATCATCCGGAACACCAAGTTGCGATACGCAGCCACACGGCGCGGGTCGTCACAATGGCGGATGATTAGAATGTACTTATTCACCAGCCCGATTCGGTATTTGAATAGCTGGCGAAACATTTGACCCTCGACCGTTCTTCGCATAACACACTACTTTTTCAACATCGACTTGGCTTCGGCGCGAACGGCTGCCAGTTTGGCGCGACGTTCCGGAGCGATTTGCTTCTTGAAGTGCTCGTGCGAGCGCCGTTTTAGCGACTCTTGCTTTTGCTCCTTGGACATGGCTCGGAAGCGTCCAAAATACACACCTTTCAGGTCGGTGGGTGTTTCCTTCTTGATCTCTTCGCGTATCTGACCGCAGGCCGGGCACGGCGATTGCTTACAGAAGGGTTCGCCGTTGCGTAGTACCACGCTCACGGAAGAATAGTAGTCACGCTTTTCGTAGCGCGAACATTCGGGGTTTTTACACACAAATTCCATAGGGCAGTATTATTGGCGGCTACCGTACAACGCAATCAGCATCGCGTCGCAAATGGCCAAAGTTACGTTGAATTGCGGAAACAGCTGCTGGGCCTTGGCTTTGAGTTTGTTCTTCCACTCGACCTTGGTCATCTTACCGCGAACGCCGAGTTGGAATTCCTTCTGCCATTTCTGGGGCGTTACGGTCTCGGTCGGGATACGACACGCCAACAGCGCCATCTCCAAATGACCGTAACCGCGGCCGAAATTGAACATCGCGTTGGCGCCGTTACCCGGTATGCCTCCAACCTTCTCCAAATAGCATTTCGAGTTGAGTGAATGGAGTTTCAGGAACGCCAAAAGGTCAGTTGGTGTTTCAGGCATTTTTATTGCCGCCACCAGCTGACCTTTGTCCAGGGAGTAGACCCCTATGCCGCCTGCCGCGCCGGGGTCTATACCGATAATTAATCGGTCCTTGTAGTAGGTTGTTACGGATGATTTCATCGTTATATCTTATTTGAAACTATAAGATAATAACGTTGTTACGAATCATACCCTTGGACCACCCATCGGGAATTACAACTCCCTTTGGTAAACGTTTATTTTTCAATCCATTATTAATCCATACAAATTGTGTTCCGGTTAGCGGATGAGGATGAGTAGAATAGTATTTCTTCATCCGTTCCGACACCACATTTTTATGTTTACTATAATATTTCTTGTTAGCTTCAGAAATTTTGCGTTTAGTATCATCCGACATTGCGCCTCGTACACGCCCTGACATAATTTCCGAATGTCTTCTTTTCCATTCTTCGGTGTGATGTTTACCGCGCAACGCCTCGGCAACTTTGTTTATGTGCTCTTGAGTCTTTTTCTTTCCTCTTAACGCTTTCGATATCTTTTCGCGGTGTTCTGCAGTGATAATTCTCCCGATAAGAGATTGGGACTTCTTGGCTTTTGACTCTTCTGATTGCTTAATTCTTGTCATCCGAATCCTTATTGCTTCTCGCGCTGCTGGAGAAGATGACCTCCGTTTAGCGGCGATTGACATTTTACACTTAACCTCAGGAATTTTAGCCGGGTTTACTTGACCAAACATATTCGATGAACCTGGAAGGATGTTATATCCTATGTCCTTTTCAGTCGAGTGCAGCTTCTTGATGTAAAGCATCTCCCAAGCATCCAACTGAGGTTGTGTGTCGCAAATACGGAGCGTTTCACGCTTGAAATTCTCAGGGCCGTAATGTCTAACAGCTAAGAGCAAGTTCCTTCCGCTTCCCAAATACCCGTCGAATTCGTCAGATTCACAAACGTGTTGACCGATGTAAATCTTGCCATTGACGAGGTTCGTAGTTTTATAAATTATACCGTACATGTTACCAGTTTTGTACGGTTATAATTGTTTAGTAGACTTATTAGACAAGTGTAGAAACGCCGTCTATTTTACGAACACAAATAACGCTATCAAAGAAAGAGGGGTCTTCTATATTCTGAGTGATAAGTAAAATGGTTGTTTTAAGCCGTTTCATCGTTTTAACGATAGACATAGTTCCCAGTGAATCGACCCCACTCAGACTTTCGTCTAATAACAACATGTCCAAGCCGCGTCCATCGGTACTCATGTTAAGCAAACGCTGAACTCCTAAAAGAGCCGCAATACCTACTCGTTGTCGCTCACCGCCAGAGTACGTTGCGTAACCGTTAGTAGATATTCCATTCGAAGATATGAAGACTTCCATTTTATCGCGCGCATCACCATTCTTAAGCGTTTGAAACGGAGTAATATGTAAGCGAAAATCCATGTCCATTATCTCCAAGAATCGGTTGGCGCTACCTGTCAAAGCGTCAATTGCTTTGTTAGCGAGATACGTAGTGAACCCGTTCTTGCCCATATGGAAGTCCCAAAAGGCCAGCGACTCGGTAAGGTAGCGGAAGTCGGCAAGTTCGGCCTTGGCGGTCTTGATTTCAGCCTTAACGGCTTTGATCTTAGCCTCGGCCGTCTTTACCGAAGCGTCGTTATCAACGGCGCGTTTTGCGTCCTCGATGCGCTTTTCGAGATCAGCCTTGCGGCGGTCGATCTCATCCATTTGACGCTTCAACCGCTCGGCGCGTTCACGGATAGCTACCATGGAACGCTTCACCCGCGTAAGTTCTGAAGCCAACTGCTCGTAGTCGCGCTGCTTGGCTTCGAGTTCTTCCAACGCTTTCTCGGCCTGTTGAATATCCGCCACGAACTTTATATCGTCACGCTCGCGCTGGTCGATGATCTTCCGGATTTGAGCGGGAGTGAGGTTCAGTTCGCTGTTAGGGAGGAACTGCTCACCACACTTGGGGCATTCAATCACCCCCTCCAACGCCAACTCCAAGTCAGCGGCGGCGCGGCGGTTCTTCTTGCGTTCAGTCTTGAGGGCCGTGATTTTAGCCTCGGCGGTGGTGATATCTTCCTCAAAGTTCGGCGCGGCTTCCAACCGTTGTTCGAAGTCGGCACGCTTGGCCTTTTCAGCCTCGAATTCTTCGCGAATTTCCTTGCTTTGAACGCCTAACGCCATGGCGTCGTTGATGTAATTCATCAAAAGGTCACTCAATCCGGCGATGTTGGCCTCAGCGGTGTTGTTGGCCTTCAACTCGCGAAGGTTCTCTTCGAGCGTTTCACGCCGGGTGTCCAGCGTCAGAATCTTGGTCTCGTACTCCGCCACACGCTCATCGGCGGCCTTATGGTCGGCTTTGATGGCGTCGAGTACGGGCTGGAGCATATCGGCGTTGGTGATACGGTTGAGGATTTCCTTCTTGGTAGTGTCGGGTGCGGTCAGGAAGTTATACTGACGGTCTTGGCTGATGATGTAGTAGCGGAGCAGGTCCTCGCGGCTCAACCCCAGTAACTCCAACACGCGCTTATCGACCTCGGCCACCGACGTCAACTGCGTGTTCTCGCGGTCGTTTTCGAACAGCGTAGCCTTGGCGCTGCGCTTACGGTAGAAGCGGCGTCGAATCTCCATAGTCTGGTGAAGGACGTCGTTCGCCAAGGACATAGTCACCCACGCTTCATCGCGTTCGCGGTTGATGGCCTTATCGCGCGTGATAGGGGTATCGCGCGGTAACAGGTCGCCAGTCAACGCCAACGATATTGCCTCGAACAACGTCGATTTCCCCGACCCGTTGTTCAGCGACCCGCGGTCCGTGCGGTTATCACCAAAAATCACCGTACACTCACCGCGTTTGAACGCTACCTCAGCCCGATCGCGAAACGCGAACAAGCCGCCAAATTCTATTTTTACAGGATACCACATATCACAATTCTTTAAGCATGGCCAAACCTTCCTTCATGCGTTCGCCGCGTATTTCACGCTCTTTGCAGAACTCCATGAAGTTCTTAACGATGGTAGATTTACGGAACGTGACGATCTTCTCCGGGTCGGAAGCCGTAGCCATCGCCGCGGCGGTTTCATCGGCCTGAAACTTGATTTCAATGCCCGCGGCCGAGAACTCCGAGGCGTTCAGTTTTTCGCAATCGGCTTTAGAGCCAGTTACGACGATTCTGACGCGATCAAACGTTTCGCCGGAGTACTTATCCATCAGGTTCCGTAAAGTCGCTGTATCGGTCGCTGAGACGCTTTCACGGATATACCGCGGGAAGCGCAGCGGGTGGTGCTCCCACGTACCGTCGTCGTAGATGATGGTAACACCCTTGTCGTCGGCCGTTTCGCCAAAGTTGTTCTGGCACATCGAACCGAGGTAGTGAACCTTTTCACCCACATCCGAGGCGTTGTGGTAGTGGCCCACGAACACCGCGTCGTAGTTACGGAACATATCCGGGCGGATGTCGCTTTCAACCTGTGTACCGTCGTTGTTACGAACGCCTTCCACGGCCACGTGCGTGATCATGAACCGCGGGAACTGCACCTTACCGCTGCGCCGGGCCTCGGCTTCCAAGCCGTTATCAACGGCCAGTTTCTCTTCGAGCCATTTGGCGTCGCCGTAGTAGGGTATCAGCACGAACGACACGCCGTCCCAGTAGAACTCCGACCCCTGACTTACGATAGTGGCTGCGCCGGGGCACACGCTGAGGTAGCTGCGGTCGGAATTCGGGTCGGTCTTATCGTGGTTGCCCGGTATGGCTACCACCTCCAGCCCACGCGCTTCGGCGTCTTCGGTGATTTCACGCCACGTGTCGAGGACTTCCAAAGGTTGTGCCGAGCGGGACGTGAATACGTCACCGCCCAGAATCACAATCTTACAACCTATTTCTTCAGCCAGCGCGAACGTCTGGGTGAATAAGTCCCGGACCACCGCCACGTTGTCCTTCGACAAGTGGGGGTCGAAACCCAAGATGGCCACGGGGCTTTTGTACGATTTTCGCTTCATAAAGATCAGTTTGCAGTAATAAACGCTGGCGGTGGCTACTCTTCAACAACCTCGGCTTCCTCCATCATCTTCTTGCGCCACTCACGGAGGTCCCTGTGACGCGAAGCGGTGATGACCTTGCCGAGTGTATCCAGCAACGGGTTCTGGTCGTAGTACAGTTGGTAGAGTTCGCGGTCCGACTTCCAACGCAACTTACCGTTCAGGGCTGTGTACACGGTTTTTGACGGCTTCTGGATGATACCGCGCTCAACGGCGTAGTCGATGTCCTCCTCGGAAAGGATGATGCCGTACCCCAGTAAGATACGGATGTAGGTCTTTTGGCGCGAACCGAAGTCGTTCTTGATGACCTTTACTTCAGAGATTTGAGCCACCTCCACGTCGTCGATCTTCTTCATCTCGGTCACGCGCATTTGAAGGCGCATTGTCGGAAGTAACTCAACCCACTCTCCACCAGTACTTTTGCGCGACGTAACGCCCATGACGTTCTGCTCGTACTGGTGGTTGAGGATCACGAAGTGGATCACGTTGGTGTAGCAAAGCCCGACCAACCCCTTGGCGAACATCTTGGCCGACTTAGCGAACGCCATCATCTTCGGCTCTTGGAGTTTTTCGAGTTCTTCGCCTTTAGCCGCGGCCTTGTCCATATTCTCGACGTTGGCGCGAAGGGCGTCGTACTCAGCCTTGGAAAGCGTGGCGCCGAGCGAGTCCCAAAGGAAGAAGAACTTCGGCTTTTCCTTGATCCCCGCTTCTTCGAACAAGGCGTGTGCGTCCTTCACGAACTTGCTCACGCGTACGAACATCTGCTCGACGTAGTGAATCTTGACGATTGCTACACGAGAAATGTCAACACCTAACTGGATGGCGTAGTCCTTATTGTCGCGGTTTTCGGACGAAAGAATACACGCCAACCCCGTTTCGGGGTTCTCGTCCAGAAAGTATTTCATCGCCTCCAACCCTTCAGTGGTCTTACCGCTGCGGCTGCGCCCGGCGATCTCGATGATACCCGTCGGCAAGCCGTAGGTCCGCAGGTTCCAGTTCAACTCCGGACTACCGGTATGCGCCCACGACTTCACCTCGGCGAAGCCGTCCTTCTTCTTGAAGGTAATGACGTCGTCGGAATTGAAGCGGGCGGTGAGTTTGCTCAATACGTTTGAAATTTTCGACATAATGTGAATAGTTAAAAACGGCTGGCCAACTCGGAAGCCAGCCAG